CCTTTTTCGCACTTGCATGGGAAGCGCGCTCCGGCCATCAGGCCCTCGCCGCCTCGTGGAAGTTCATGGCCGCCAGGCACGGGTCCGAGACGCGGCCGACGTAGATGTGCCTCACGCCATCGCAGGTAAAGGCATGGCCGAGCACGTTCGTTCCGGAGTCCCCGGGCCGGTGTTTCGCGTGCTCGCGCGCGATCCACGCCACGGCCTCGGCCTTCGTGCGGAAGGTCTCGCCCCCGAGTTGGTTGGGATGCCCGTAGTCGTGGAACACGATGTACCGATAGCTCGGCATGTAGGGCGAGAACTGCGCGTCGTCCTTGATCCCGCGGTCCTCCCGCCTGAGCGGGACCATCAACGGCTTCGATCCCTTCTTCATGACCTTGCCTCCTTTTGGATTCTCCACGCGGGCTTGATGCTCGCGAGCACGCGCTCGGCGTCCAGCCCCGCGTTCTCCGCCCGGAACGCCCGATCGTCGATGATGAGCGCCAGGTCCATGGGTTTCACCGCCGGATAGAACCCATCATAGTCGATGGCGTTCGCCACCAGCCAGGCCCTGACATCTGGGTGATCTCCCCGCGTGGTCCAGACCAGAACTTTGTGCCCGGCCGCCCGCAGACGTGCGAGAGTCTCTTTGACCCCTGGCAATATCCTCCCTATTTTCCCGCCATCCCAGCCGGCATAATGGGCCATCGTTGCGTCGAGATCGACCAGGATTATTCCCGGCTTCTCCTCCGGCAGTCCGGTGGCCAGCGCCCCATTCTCGGTCGCCATCTCATTCCTCCATTACAATTATAACTTAAATCATGATTCTTGTCAATACTTAAATTATACAAAAGCATACCTATACCCGGCGGCGATCTTGCTTATGAACACACGCCCCAATCCGAATCTGTCAGCTATAGATTGATGCGTCTTGCCATCTGTAAGCATTGCACGGATGCGATAGAGTTGCCTCTTGGTGATCTTGGCACGGCTATTGCGGTAGCCGCAATCGTGGGTCCCATGTTGGTATTTGCGGGCGTGATTGTTGGACATGCTCTCCCATGCCAAATTCATGGGCTTGTTGTTGCGCCAATTACCATCGAGATGAGATGCTGTTTGGCCCGGCAACGGAACTCCATGGAATGCCTCACACACCAAACGGTGTACTCTGAAGTGCTTAAAACGACCGATTGCTATCCCTATTCCGACAAAGAAATAGCGACCGCTTGATTGCACGGACTCCTTCAATCTGCGAGGAGTGTCGCGCAGGAATGCTCCGTGCTTCCTCAGCGAATATATGTGGCCATCGGATCCGGCGAAGTATCCTGCGGCCCGCGCTATCGGCAGAAGTGTAAGTCGCATGCTGTTCTCCATGAAAAGGGAGAGCCCCACCTGGTGACCCATGCGGGGCTCAAGGCCCTTCTGGCAGGTGGGGCTAAATAGAAACAGCACGGCACACGGGTCACGGCGATAGATTAACATCGCCGACGCATCAACGTCAAGCGCCTGGCGAGCGCTTTGCCGCGACGACACCGATTTTCCCTCCAGGAGTCGGCAAACCATTCCAACCATTGAGCCGCCCTGGCTCGCGATAGCCGTCCTTCATGCGCACGGTGCCGAACGCGTAGAACACCGCCCGGGCGTTGACCTCCTCGGCCTTGGCGCGCGTGCGGTCCACCCAGGCCAGCGCCTCGGCGTGCGTGTCGAACGGTCCGACCAGGAAGGCGGTCCGGCCGGCGTCCCGGGCCGACGTGTAGTACCCGCCGTTCTCGCCATCGTGGCTCGCGCCACAAGGGCACCCCACCGTGGCCACCATTGTGGCGGTCACGCGACCCCCGTCGGCTTCGGCTCGATCCAGACCTTAACGGCGTCGCGCCCAGGCATCTTCCGCGTGCGGATCCGCTTCTCGGCCGCGGCCTGGCGCCAGCGCGCGCTCTCGCGCTCGGATGCCTTCTGTGCCGCGTACTCCCCGGCGTGGTAGAGCGCGTTGAGCATCCAATACCGACCGGTGGAGTCCAGCGCGGCGAGCGCGGCCTCGACCGTCAGGTCGAGATCGAAGCGCTCGTCGCCGCTCCCGTGCCGGACCAGTACGGCGAGGTCCGCGTGCCGACCCTCCCTGATCTTGACGACCCGGTAGTGAAAGGAGTGCGAGTCGAGACCGCCGCATCTGCCGGGCTCGTCGTGCAACAGCTTCTCCCCCTCCTTCAGGTCCGGGGGATTCACCTTGCGAACGTGCGTGCCCTTGCCATCCCACGAGTACCCTGGCTCTCCGTTCTTCACCGGCTTTCCGCACATGCACATGACTCCCTCCTTGAAAGCTACTTCCGCCCCACGAGCAGATAGCTGAAGAACCCACTGTAGTCACCGCCATCGTCGTCCAGGCGCTCGATCCCCTTGGTCAGGTTGGCGCCGGCCGTGAGCCGCCGACCCACGTCGCCGAGGTCCCAGGAGTGTCCACCGGTCGGCTCGGTGAACTGCGCCTTCAGGTCCACGCCCTCGGGACCCACCGGCCACTCCGGACCGTCCTTGAACTTGAAGGCGAACCGCGTGAGCACCAGCGCCGCCGCCTCGTGCACGAAGTGCGCGGACACCTCCCGGCTCACGAATGTGTAGCCCGCGCTCCCGAACACCTCGATCCACGCGTTGTGCCGGTAGGTGGTGCTGTCGTCCATGCCGTCGAAGTCCTTGCCCTGGTACTTGTCCACGATCGCGTCGACCTCCTTGCTCGGCGGACCGTCCGTCCACCCCACGTTGAGATTGTCGCCCCCGCTGTAGCGCTCGGTCTTGACCGAGAACTTGACCCCCGGGTATTTCGCCGCCAGTTCCTTCCGCACGTTCTTGGCCGCCGTCGTCAGGTGGTTCTGATTTGTCTCACTCAGCGGGAGCAGGTCCTTGTGCTCTGCCTTCAGCCGCGCGATCTCCTTCCGGTGGGCCTCCGCGCTCGCCATCTTGACCTCCTCGTCGGCCTTGACCTTCGCCTTGTTTTTCTCGACCAGGTCGAGGACCTCGTCGCCGGTGAGCACACGCTCGGTGAGAAAGAAGTGCTGGCTATGCCAGACGCCCGGATCCGACTCGGCCTTGATCGAGTCGGCCTCGACGCGCGTGGAGCCGAAGTCCTCGAGGCTGATCACCTCGTAGCTCACGGTCTCCGCACCCCACCCCGTCGTGTGCGCGACCCTCCGAACGACCGCGTAATCCTGCGCGTGCCAGGCCATGTTGCCGCCCCAGTGCAGGACCATCCCGGCCGGCAGGTTGTTCTTGAGGCTGTTGGCCGGGACGTCGATCTTGACCAGGCCGCCGCCCTTCCCCATCTCGTATCGTTCTGTTCTCATAGTGGTGTGTCCTCAGTAGTTCCCGAAAAACTGTCCGATCTGGGAGGCCGGGCTTCCCATGGCCACGAAGTAGACGGGCTCTCCCCCCCTCAGCTTCAGCAGTCGGCGCATCTCCCTCTTGCTCCCCTCGGCTACGATCAGGCCCGGCAGTTTGCCGCCAGGATCGCGCTTGACCAGCTTGTAGAGTAGGCTCCTTGGAATCACGGCCGCCTCCCCTGGGCGTTCGCGAGCATCCGCTCGCTGGGCACCAGGCCCGCCATCACCATCGCGGTCACAGGCCCCGGCTCCGGCCGCCGCCGTCTCAGCGCCTCCGGCTTCCGGGTCACGATCCCGCTCCGGCCGTCGCGGTCTCCGCCTTCCGGGTCGGGGCGAACCCGCGAACCGGCTTGTAGGCGGGGAAGGTGCTCCCCCCCCGCATCTTCTTGGCGGCCGCCATGGCCGCCTCCACCAACTCCTCCACGAACTCGGCCGCCGCCGCCCGACCCGCCGCCCCGTGAGTTCTCATTGCCTCCCTCCCTACACTAAGAGTATAGCATCCGTTATGACGCTTGTCAAGACCCAGGAAGGACCCAGGGGCGCCACATCAGGAGCCCTCGCGGAGCACCATCTGCTCCTTCTTGAAGCTCTTGACACCGAAGAACTTGCGCGCGCAGTCCTCCCCTACCCAGGCCCCGTGGATCACGCCGTCCGCGCCCTTACCGGTCACGGGCACGAAGCGCCCGCTCGGGACCGCCTTCGCGCAGAGTTCGCATTCCCGATGGCCGGTCGTGGCGCCGTAGCGGCGAGCGAACCGGCTGTCGAACTTCGTGCCCTTGGCCCACTGGACGATCCCGACCTGGCGCTCGACCGGCAGGATCGCGAGAACAAGGCCGTTCATCTCCCGGCTGAGATTGGTCGCATCGCCGTGGTGGTTGTCCATCGAGCGCCGACTGGGGTCCATGTCCTTCGTCCGCCACGACCTGCCCTTGTGCGTCCAGGACACGCGCGGGCAGTTCGTGCACGTCTTGATGGTCTTGGACGCCCCGTTATTCCAGGCCTCCCAGCGGGGGACGGTCTTACCATTCAAGATGCCGACGCGGCCGTCGCCCTCGCAGACAGGGCACCCGGTCCAGACCTCTGTCGGGAGGACGCGCTTCTCCCACTCGATCTCCGCCAGGCCCCAATCCTCGGACTTCGTGCCCATCGCGGTCAGCGTCTCGAGTCCCTTCTCAGAGTGGTTCATGTCGCTCTCCTCTGCGGCCTCCGTCCCCTACATCCTGAGTATAACATGGGTCATGACCGAAGTCAAGACCTATTTTCCAGCCATCCTTACCTTGACCATGTCCCGGAGCCTCCGGCACTTGGCGTCCTCGCAGTCGGGACCATCCGGGCAGACGCCGGAGAGCGCGTCATCGACCGAGCGCGCACCACTGGCCAAGAGATCGGAATCTCGCGCCAGGTCGCGGATGATCCATCCGCGGCTATCGTAGACGACACCGCACTGACAGACGACGTCCTTGCCGTCGCCAAACATGCTCAGAGGCGCCTCCCCGCACGGGCAGTTGATCCTGCCCAGGGCTGGCCTCCCCGGCGGCACGTCCGGATCGCGCACCCATGCCAGCTTCGTGAACCCGCTCGTCATGTCGGTCACCCCCTCGCGGGCATCAAGAGCCCGATGTTCTCGCGCTTGCCCTTCCCTGGGCCGTTGACGGCCTCGACGCGGTAGACCTTGACCTCGGGGTCCCCGTCCTTGTCGACCGGGATCCGGAGCCTGACCAGCCCGTCCGAACCGAGCGCGGCCGCCAGCTTGGCCAGCAGGTTGGCGTCGATAGCGATCTCGATCTCTGGCCGGTTCCGCTTGGGCACGAGGGCCACCCAGTTCGGGAACTGGCCGAGGTCCGGCCTGGGGAAGCTCGCGCCGCCCAGGGTGTCCTTGAGCACGCCATTGGCCTCGAGCGCGGCCATCGACATCTTGCGCCCGGACTTCCTTGCCGCCTTGAGGGCCTCGACCGTGACCGGGCCGTCGACGTCCTTCTCATCGCGGTCGACCACGATCGCGGCGAGTATCTTGCCGTCCGTCGCGACCAACCTCTTGCCCAGGAGCCACGGCGACAACAGCGGCCGCCGCGTTTCGTCCTTCGAGGCCGCCTTCTCGATCTCGAACTCTGCCTGCAGGATCATCTCCCCCCCCTGACGAGGGCATGCCGCCCCTCGTCGATCACGAACGAACCGCGCGCCGGGTTGTCGTACTCCGCCTCCGGCACCAGGTAGTAAGCCGTCTCCGCCGGGTAGCGACCGCTCTCCAGGCGCCCGCCCCGGCCGGCGAACACCTCGACCATCCCCTCGGGCACCGGCCCTCCCGGGGTGGCCATCGAGCGCCACGCCCCCGATCCGGAGGCCGCGAGCGTGATCATCCTCTCCTTGTTCTCCGCGCGGAAGATGTCCTCGTCGCGCACGTACGACTCGCCGGGCATGACCACCTTCCCGGTGAGCTTCTCGAAGTCCTCAGGCGCCCACGTGCGCAGGCTCTCCCTGGCGGCCTTCACCCGCTCGGGATCGAAGCGCTCCGGAAACGCGAGGATCACGCGCGCGTACTCGCAGTCCTCCTCATACCACCCGCTCGGGAGCCTGAGCGCCTCCGGCATGAGCGCGTTCAACGTGGGCGAGACGTGGAATCCGCCATGACCGGCCGTACCGTAGAACACGATCCCGCGACCGTACGGCGTTGAATCCTGTGCCGGTCCCCACGGCGTTGAAGTCCCCATGTTATTTTGCCTCCGCTTCTGATTTGTCGGCACCGGCATCCCTTGGCGGATGCACCCAGTACGTGCCCCCCAGTGGATAATGGCCCGAGTGCGTCCAGCGAACCAACGCTACTTTGCAGATTGAGCATAGCGGCGACGCCTTGACCCTCGCCATGCTATGCCACCTCCTGTGTCCAGACGATCATGCCCTTCTCGTCCACGATGTAGGCCGCCACACGTCCGGCCCCGCGTTCGCGTTCGTACTTCTTGAGGCGCTTCACCGTCGCCACGAGCGTACGCCCGCTCCCGATGGGATCGCCTCCGAATTTGAACCTCGCTACGTATAGCTTGGCCATGCTAGGCCACCTCCTTTTTGTTCCTGCACCAAAAACTTGTCACTGACCCTGCGCGGCCGGACTTGCGGACATCGTACGAGCAGTATCCATCGGGCTGGGCTGGCACCGGCGATCCGTTCGGCCATTTCTGGCGCTTGGCCGCCTTGCCGCATTCCGGGCACCTCGGGCCCCAGATTCGGTCCGCGAGCGCGTGCTCATCGTTCTGCAGGAGGTGAGCCTCCGCCCAGGCCTCGCCGTCCTCGATCAGCGTGTCGAGCGCGAGAGCGAGCACGACCTCTCGGTCCGAGTCGTAGGCCAGCTTCGAGTGCTCCGCCTTCAGGATTCTGACCGCCTTTCGCATTGCCATCAGGACCACTCCCTGGCCGCGTTCTCGGCGGCCATCACCGCCGTCTTGATCCGCTCGGCCCGGGCCTTGCTGGCGCCCATCTTGCCGTCGGAGAGAACGCCCAGGCGTGCGACCATTGCCATTGTGAACATGCCGACGAGGACCGCCACCTTCCGCCCGCTCTCGCTTTTCATGGGCTCCCTCCTGACACCCATAGTATAGCTTTCGTCATGACGGTTGTCAAGGCCCAAAATAGGCCTACTCCGCCGCCGCGCGAATGCGGCTACGTGGGGGACTCAGGCCCGAATGGGCCGGTCAGATGAGTCTAGCGCGTGTTGTCGGCAGGTGGGGCAGGGGGTTCTGCGCGATCTGGCCCTTGGCGCTGGTCACCGCGCAGAATGCGCAGGATGCGCTCGCCGATATGCCCGAGCGGGCGCAGACGCCAGACGTAGGCCACGGCCTGGACGGCCGCGTTTACGACCTCCGGGTGATCGCGCTTGTTGTAGGGACCGCGCTTACGCCGTTTGCGCCACCATCTGCGCATGCTCGTGATCGGCGCGCTCGCGCGCTATCCCTGGTCAGAGTCCCCTACTTCGGGGGCTCTGCCGACGGCTGGACGGCCTTCAGTTGCTCATCGAACGAGGAGACGACTTCGTCGATCAATTCGCCCGCGAACTCGGCGCCCGCGCCGCCGGCCGCGCCGGGGAAGGCCTTGGCCACTAGGGTCTTGACGAAGGTCTTGCGGTGGGCACCCGCCCCGCGATCGGGGATCAGGTACTCGGCGAGCTTGGCGGTCGCGAGCACCCACTCGCGCACGAGCGCGGCCAGTACCGGATCCGTCGTGTCGGGATGGAGTGCGCGCTGGAGCGCGCGCGCGGTCCGCGCGGCGACCATGGAGGTCACGGCGCGCTTGATCGGCGCGGCCGCGGCCGCCAGGCCCATGGTGACACCCGAGCCCAGGAGCCAGAGCCACCACTTGTCGACCAGCGCGCGCACGCCCTGTGCGGCTGGCTCCGCCACCGGGGCCGCCATCTCGGCCGCGGCCGCCAGTGCCTGCGGCACCAGATCCAGGATCATCATCGGGTCCACCATGTACGCCTCCCCGCCCGCGTCAGCGCGGGCGATAGCCCGTCAGCGTCTGATCTCGGCCTTCCATAGGAGATCGAGTTCGCGCTCGCTCGCCCCCCTCTCCTCGAGGACCACCGGCAGGGGGGCCCCTCCCCCGGGAGGCAAACGGGCCGCGCGGTCTACGACGCGCTCGAGCGCGCTCGCCCGGTAGACCTTGATGCGCGCCGGGCACACCAGGGCTCGGACCGCGGATGGCAGGAGCAGTCCGGCCAGCCCCGGGCACTCGCGCTCGACCCACCACAGGCCGTAGACAGGGGAGCACGCCCTGCCGGCGGCCTCCGCGCGCTCGCGCCAGTACGCGGCCTCGCCCGCGGTGCCGACGCGGGCCCTGGCGCTAGCGCACCAGGTGGCGACCGCCAGGCCGGCCGCGAAGGCGATCGACGTCCACGCCGGGCCGCGCATACCCATCAGCCGCCACCCCCGCCGTCAACCCGCCGGCGGAGCCCGTGCGGGCGCACGCGCGCCATCGCGCTCACCGCGCGCTCCGCCACGCGCTTGGCGATCTCGATCAGGAACGCGAGGGCCAACTGCCAGAGTATCCCTAGCATGATTCCCCGGATGCCCCCTAGAACCCGACGCTGACGATGAAGCCGAGCCAGTCCCGCCAGTCGTCCCAGCGGAACCTGTCGCCAGGGAGCGGCATCTTGACCTGGGGGCCGAACCACATGGGCGGGAACACCGTGCGCCGCAGGTGCGCGCGCGACCACTCCGAACTCCAGAGTCGGCCGCTGAGAGCCGGGAGGTTGGCGTCGATGGTCAGTAGGGGCCGCATGTTCTCCCCCTGCTTGATCGCCCCCCCGAGCCCGAACTCAAGGTAGTCCCGCATGGGATCGCGCACGGGCTTGCCGTCCTGGCCGGATTCGTACTTGCCGTGGAAGGTCCACACCGGTAGGTAGGCCCCGGCCGCGACTTCGCCCTCGAAGTTCACGAGCCCGCACGCCTTGCCCTCCTTGGCCTTCTCGGCCGCCAGGGAGGCCAAGCCGGGTATGCTCAGCAGGTCCGTCGCGCGCGCCGGCGCCGTCAGCGCCGCCATCAGCGTGCACCCCATCATCACCGCCATCCGCATCATCTTGTTCACCATCGTGTCGATCCTCCGTGATCCGGCATGAGCCGGTTATCCTGCGGGTGTGTCCTCGATTCCGGTCAGCGCGGCGGCCAAGCTGGCGTAGAAACGCGGCCACGGGAAGCCCGCGGGGTCGGTCTTGCGCTGGGGGGCCACATGCGCGTGGCCTACAACATTCCCGGCGTTCAGACCGTAGCGGCGGCAATCGCGCGCGCACAGCGAGAGCACGGTCTCAAGTTGGACCTCCGGATAGGGGTCCGCGCCGGTGTTCGAGTTCTCGATCTCGATGCCGATGCTCCGCTGGTTGAGCGCGCCACGGCCTTGCCAGATACTGTTGCCGGCGTGCCATGCCTCGTCCTCGTCGTTGACCAGGCGCACGATCCGCCCGTCCTTGGCGACCACCAGGTGGGCGCTAGTAGGGTTCTGTCGGTCCGCTTTGCAGAGCCAGGAGATAGCGCCCTCGAACGCGCCGGCCGTGGCGTGCAGGACGATCAGATCGATGGGCATGCGCCGAGGTCCCCGCCGGTTAGGGCTCGGCCGCTGTTCCTCCGGAGCAAGGATCCTCGGCGTGATGAACACGAAGGGCTCTGGCTTGTCGTTCATTTCGGAGGCTCTTTTTGGCTCCAGAGTAGATGCCCGCAAACGAACCCGAGCGCGAACGGGATCGCGGGATGGGCGTGCGCCCACGCGAGCACGATCTCGCTGATGGTATCGCCCGCCACGGGCGTGCTCGCCACGTAGATGTCCCACACGATGAGCGCGGCCACGGAGCCCATGACGATCATCTTCGTCGCCTTCTGGGTGTTCATCGTCTCCTCCCGTGTTCAACTTGGACGATCATCGACTGGCCTCGATGCCCGCCGATGGCGCGCGGTTTTCTCTCGGGGTGATGATCCCAAGTGCCGCCAGTGCTATCAGCGCTAGGACGAGCACAAACCAGCCGGTTACGACACGCTCCAGCACGGGAATCCTCCATGATTTATAGTTCATCCTCAGTATAACAGTTCGATGTCGAACGGGAGCATCTTCGCCGTCAGGGTCAGGTTCCGTTAGACTATTCTCAGCACGCGGTTCGCGGGCAGGAACGTGCTCCCGATCTTGGTGTCGCCGATCGTCTGCGCGTCCACGGAGTTAAGGCGCAGGCGGTCCGCGAACTTGGTGGTCATCCTGATGAGGTCGCCGGGAGAGCGATCCGCGTCGAGCGCGACCGAGACGGTGATCGTGCCAGCGATCTTGTCCACGGCGCGAATCTCACCCACGTCCTGGTCGGCGACTTTGGCCCACGCTCCGGGGAATGCGTTGTCGAGCACGGTCGGCGAGACAGCGAGCACGGTCTCCCCCGCTGGCTCAGTGGCGACCAACGCCCCGATGACTGTGTCAGGTGCACCCAGGACATCCACCTCGTCGCCGATCGATGCCTCCGGCGGGAAATACGTACCGGCCATGATGCTCACTGGGTAGGGCCAAGAGATGTCGAACGGAGCAGGATCCGCTAAGGCTGGGACCGCTATCTGGAATGTCCGGCACCGGAAGCGCCCGCCCGTGTTCGATTCCAGCGCCTCCTCACGGATGGAGGCCTCGATCGAGCCTGAGATAATCGAATCGATGACGAGCGTTTTCGAGTGGTCGAGCGCGTGAGCCGCATTGTGCGGGCACGCCGCTGGCTCTGCCTCCTCCCATGTCGTGAGGTAGGCCTGCTCGACGTTGCAGTAGACTCTGAACTCGAATAGGCGTTTTTCGTTCATTACTGTAACCCGAAAGCCACCACGTAAACGTCCGTGAAATCAGTGAGTTGACCACTTCGAATCCGCGTCTCGATGGTGATCGAGCCCGCCGCCTGGCTGGTCAAGAACGTCATCGTGCCGTCGGAACTGGAGGATCTGTTTGCCGTGATGAACACGCAGTAATTCGCGTTCGTGAAATCCGTATCCCAGGTGATGGTGTACTGGCCGGTGGCATTGCGAACGACGGACGTGATGTTGAGCGAGCCGGTGATCGCCCCGTTGGATCCGGTGAACTTGACCCACGCCTTGGCGGAGGATTCCTTCGTGATCTGGTTCGCTGTCGGGGGCGCGTTCGCCGTGCCCGAGATGTTGATCCGCCCGGCCGTGATCTCCGACGCCGGGTTCGAGAAGTCGGGGATGTCGAGCAGGAACCCCCGTGCGTCCTCGAAGTCTACTAGAACGGCCGCATCAAAGAGCGCGAAACCGCCACCCTGCTCGACTAAGAGATTGAGGCGAACAGTCGTTGCTCCTGCGGCGACCAGTTGAGTCACCTCAAGGAGTTGGTAGGCCCCGCTACCAGAATGGAACGCGGATACCGTGGTCGCAACGCCGTCGGTTATCTGCAGGCGCGCGATATTCGGAGTAGATGTCTTGACCCAGCACCAGGCCTTGACGAAACGGCTCTTGAGCGATTTGAATTCGTAGGCGTCCTGACGAAGTCGAGCCTGAGCCGAAGCCCCCGAAGTCACTTTAACAGCGAGTGCACTCCTCTTGCTATCGGCATCGGAGGCTGAGATGGCTCCGACGCCGTCGAGCGTCCAGGAAACCGGCGTCGGCCCCGAGAAGGACTCGAAGTCTCCATTGCGAATGAGGCTCAAGTGCGCGAAGTTCAAGAATTTGAAATTGTCGTTCCACTTCGACGCCGATGGGATCTCGCTCTCGGCGTCGACAAAGATGTGCGGAAGTCCGGTCGTTCCCATTAGCGTATCTCCTCTAGGACGAGTCGCGTATCCATCGCACCGATGTCATGCCCGGCGGAGAGCACCCTGCCCAGGATGTCGAATGCGCTCTGCTGTTCATGCCCGTACAGGCGTATACGCGTATCGCCCACGAAGCGGCTCGAGTCCCCCACGTGCCACTTCGGGTCCGGCTCCGCGTCCGCCACCTGCAGGAGCAACGTGTCCGCGAGTTCAAGTTGCGGAGTGAAATCGATCACGATCTCGAACACCGGACGCGGTTTTTTGAATAGGTTGAAGTACCCGATCGCGAGCCCGGTCGCGATGTCGGCATCCGGGTCGATGAGTATCTGCCCGCCGCCGATGGACAGCCGGAGCGTGCCGTAGCGGTCGATGCTCGTCGGCCGAGAGTCATTCTGCGTTGTCGGGTTCACGATCTTTTCGGACCCACCGTAAGTGGCCCTGATCTCGTTGAACACGCGGTCCACGCCGTCGGTCACGCGGCTGAACTGCTTGAGGTTCTTGAGGTTGACCACGAGGTCCGGGTTTGGGTCGTAGGCCCTGGCCCTGAAAAAGAGCTTGCCGTCGCGCGAGAACCCCCACTCGTAGTTCGCGATCTCGCCCAGGCGCTTGATAGCCTCCAGGACGGTCAGGCCCAGGAAGTTCGCCATCTTGATCAGGGTCGTGGAGGTCGTCCAGTTTATGACCAATTCCGAGAGCACCGGGCTCGCCGTGCCGGACGGGGCGGAAAATAAGGTCCGGGTCTTGAGATAGCGCTTGATCGCTGATTGGATTTGACCGCCGGCGCCAACGGCCACGAACGGATCGTAAATTATGTTATCAATGGAGGTCGCTGTTTCGTACGCGATGGACGTCCCCGAGGGCAAGCTCTCGATGCGCTCGAGGAGCCCCCACGCCTGCGGATTCCCCACCCCGGCGTCGATCGCCTGGGTGACGATATTGCTAGAGAACAGAACCTCCTGGGGAGCGGGGAGCACGCCCGGCGAAACGCGTATGTCGTCGAATGGCTTGTCCACACTGGACGTGCCGATCATCCCCAGGTGCGTGCTCGTGACATGCGTATTGTCCGTAACGGTGAACAGCGGGGTCGGGCTGTTGTCGAAATAGATTTTGAATTCACCGGAGGGAGAGCGCGTGATCCTGATCGTGTGCAGTGCGTCATCGGAGTTCAGGGCCTGCGCGAGGACCGTGCCGTCGATTCCGCTCCCATCCAGGCGATTAAGGGCCAGGAACTGCCCGACCACAGATTGCGACAGTCTAATCGAGTATCCGGTAGGGTTCTGGAAATCGGTGCTCGTGTTCATGAAGAAGAAGTACATCTGACCGGTGTTGGCGGTCAACGCCATCTTGATCTCCCAGGTGCCGTACGCCAGGGCCGACGGAGTGTGTATCGCGTTCGTGAAGAATCCCGTATGATAGAGCGTGCCCGCCGAGATATACCACTGACCAAACGCACCGAATGCGACATCCCAGGACCTTGGCGAACCATCGAGATAGGACCCGTCGTTGAAGTCGTCGAAGATGCGCATGCCCTCGATCTTCACGTCCCCGGGGCTGGTGTCGGTCTCGACATCGGTCTTGACCCCGGCGTCCCAGTCAGTCTTGGTGGTGAACACACGCTTGTTCAGCACCTGGTTCGGGAAGATGACGGGGTCGACCACCATCTCCGAGGCGAGGAGCCCGGCCGCCGAGCCCAGGCTCTCGACCAGGTCATCGATCTTCTGGTCCTGGAGCCAGCGCAGGTAGTCGATGCGCGGAGAGCCCTCGAGCACCGTGGGCGCGACCGTGAACGTGATCTTCACCGGCTGGTTGAACACGCTGAGTTGTGAGACCGTGTAGTCTACGCCCTGCTTTTTGGTCAGGCCGGCGAGGCGCACGGCATTCACGCGCCCCACGCCTGTCTGAGCGGAGAAGAAATCCTTGTTGACGCCGTCGACGGTGCCGACCATGACCTCATTGACGATCGTCGTCGACACGGCTTCCGCGTTCGCGCGCTCGAGCAGGATGTGCTTGCTCTCCACGGTGACGACCGCGACCTTGCGCGCGGGATAGGCCTCGAAGCCCACAGCGCGGCCGACGAACAGCGGGATCGCCGCGGACTCTGTGCCGTCCTCCAACTCGTAGAACACATCGAGCGCGAACTCCATGAGTTGCGGCTCGTAGCCCAGCCTGGCCACCAAGTCGGGCTTGAACTTCCCGTTCGGGTTCCTGGGGCTCCACTCGTTGGTCTCGTTCCTGAGTTCGATCGTGATGTTCGAGGTCTTGAACTCGTTGATGGCCGCGCGGTCGAGTTGGTCGCGCGTGGGCGACACGGCGGCCACCTGCGAGCGCTGGATCTCAGTGGCCGATGCCTCGAGCTTGAACGCCTGGGTATCGGTGTCCCAGTACCGGCGGCGATAGGATAGCTTCCAGCGGATGATCTTAGAGCGCCCCCTCTGCGCGACAAGCGTCGGAACCGAGAGCGCGAGCATTAGTGCTCCTCCAATTCCAGGGAGAGATCGTAGCCGTTCGCCTTGTAGAGCGAGGAGTACGCGGAGGGTGCGCCCCCGGGCGTTGCCGTAACGGTGAATATCTCGCTCGGGCGCTCGACCGGCTCCAGGTAGCACGTGAACAGCCCGTCGCGCACAAGCTGGCGTAGGGAATCGTAGTCAGCCTTGGCCAGGAGGTTGAACCCCACGCGCGCGCGGAAGCGCTCGACCCTATTCCCAGCCCAGCGAAGCATGTTGACGATCTGACCCTTGTCGGCCATCCCGCTGATGACCGAGGTCGGGACGGGCCCGAAGTCGATGCGTGATGGCCCCTGGTCGGTCGGGAACGCGAACTTGGTCGACAGGACGAATATCTCGGTGGCCTCGAAGTTCGGAGAACCTGGCAGTCCGGTTGCGCTGAGATCCAGGCGAATCTTCTGGCTGGTGTTCGCGCCCACGGACATGACGGTCACCTTGTTGGTCCCCGGCGTCTCCGCCCCGACGAAGATGGAGGTATAGACGGCCCCGCCGTCCCATCGCCGGAGCGTGAACGACGAGGCGTTGTGCCCCACTAGGATCACGGTGTCGAATGTGCGCGCGATGCCCTGCCCACCGGAATTGAACTCGAACAGGATTTGGTACGCGAAGGAGGATGGTAATCCAGCCCGCCACTTGAGGCCCTCGGTATCGCGATCGAACAGCCTGTACAAGGTGGCGGCGCCGACGCCATCCCCTCCTAGAGGAAAGCCCGGAACGAACGAGATCATGGTCTCCGCGTCTGCGAAATTCTTGGAGAAGAACTTTGGCTCGCCGGCCATTAGGTGGCCCTCCCGTGTGTTCGGTCGGTCAGGATCGAGAGTTCACCCGCCAGTTGGCGCGCGGGGTCGGTAGCGGCGCGTATCTCCTCAACGAGTGCGGACACCACCTTCTGACGCTCGAAGGGATCGAGGTCGGCCACCCGGAGGTTGACGTTGATGACCGTATTGCCGCCCCCTGATGGTCCGGATGTCGAGGCGGCCGCGCCACCGGGGGGAACGATCTGCTCCCCACCGTGGACCAGGGCCAGGCGCGGGGCGCCCATGGGCCCGGGCACGCGCGCCGTACCGTGCGCGAAACCACCGGCGAAGCCCGCAAAGGCGCCGAATCCTGCCAGGGCACCAATCCCACCGAGACCGCCCGCCGAGGCGAGCGCGCGCTGGATCTGGATGCGAGTGAACTCCTCGATGGCCACGCGCGCGATCGAGCGGAAGATGCCCTTCATGGCCTCCTCCATGCTCTTGCCATCGAGCACGATGTCCGCGAAGGCGCTTGCGAAGCGGCTGGACACATGGCTGGAAACCGCCTCGCTGACCTCCTTTACAGCCTTGAAGTTCTCGTCCGCCCCCTCGCGGATCTTGCGGATGTTCTCCGTGGTGTTGAACTCCAGGTCCTCGAATGCCTTCTGTACCTGCTCGGCGCTGAGAGTACCAGCCTCGCTAAGGCGCAGGAGTTCCAGTTTTTTGGCCTCGGTTTTCTGCTGTTCGATCGCGATCTGTGCGGCGGCCTCACCCTGGGTGATCCTGATGCGCTCATTGGCGGCCGCGCGCGCAATCTCCGTGATCTTTTGTTCTTCATCGTTCGCGCGCTTCCTGATCTCGCCGGCTTCGGAAGCTCGGCGACGCCTCTCCGCCTCGGCCTTGGCTTCCTTGGCCTCGCGATCCGCGGCCGCCTTCTCGGCCTTGGTCTCCTCGTTAGCCCTCTGGCGGGAGACCTCGAGCAGGCGCTCATTCGCGGCCAAGCGCTTGCTGATGATCTCGATGGTGCTCGCGGCCAAGCGCGAGAGCGCTTCCTCCGATGCCAGTAGCTCACGGTCCTGAGCAACTTCCTGCTGGATGACATTCACCGCCGCCTGCTTGACCGTCAGGTCCCTATTCTGGGCCTGGATGAGGCCGAGCGTGTTGTCGATCAATTCACTGAGGATCGATGAGTAGAGCTTGGCCGCAGGGAGTACCCCGGCGCCGATGCTCTCCTTGAGGTTGCTGAACGCGTTACCGAGCTGGGCCATCGAGCCCAGATAGGTATTAGCATCCGCCTGTGCCCGCCCGCCGAAGCGCTCGCCGATCTGGCTGAGGACGGCGGCGAAACGCTCGCCCTTGGGTATCGTGTCCGAGATGATGATCCCATAGCGGGCGAGCATGTCAGTGGAGCCGGCGGCCGCCTTCCCGAGCAGGAAGGCCGCGGACGAGATGTCCCTGCCAGTCGCGGTCGCGAAGTCGGCGGCGGCCTGGGTCGCGCGCTTCAACTCCTCGCCCACGATGCCGAAGGAGACCATCATCGATTGCGCGCTCAGGACCTGTTCGTCGGAGAAGATGGTTGTGCGCTGGAGTTGCTCCGCGAACTTGACCTGCTCATCGACAAGGAGCTTGCTGTTCGCGCCCAGGCTCTTGAGTGCCTGCGCCAGGTTGTTGACCGCGCGCTCGGATTCACCGTACTCGCGGAGGCTCTCGCGCAGGAAGCCGATGACCCGGCTACCGATGGCTCCCGCGAATACGATCTCGAACGCGCTCTTGAGGTCAGTAACGCGATCGAGCAGGCCTAGCGCTCCCTGTCTGTTCTTCTGGAATGCCTCATCCGCCCTGGAGGATCCCTGAGCGGCCTGCTCACCGAAGCGGAGGCTGGAACCACCCGCCTGCTTCAGTGCGTTGGTGACCTCGACTAGGCGGCGGGTTGCCTGGTCATCCGCCCTAAGAAGGAGGTCGAGGTTTGGCATGCTCGCTCGTCTCCCCCGACGTCGACATCGGCGCCGCCGGTTCGTCGGCTGAAACCTGGCTGAACAGACCGGCGAGAGATACGCGCATGATCTCCGCGTAGAGCCTGCGCGCGAGCAGATCACGCCGTACCAGGTCGTCGATCCAGACAGCGTCATCCCGGCGGCCGAAGCTAACGGCCGGGGCTACCGCCCCCCGTACGATCACCGCGCGCATGGCCCCCGGAGATGGCGCTCTGACAGCATACTCCAGCTTGGTCTGGAAGGCCGCGGCATCCTCGGCCAGGAGGCGCGCGTACCACTCGTTGCCCTGGTCAAGGAGGCTGAGTTCTACCGAGCGGACGCGGAAGCGCCAGCGCGAGCCGTCAGCGTCCTCGACCTCAACGGCATGTGATGCCTCCACGTGCGCGCGCAGGGCCTCGACCAAGGACACTCCATGATCTGGGTCGTTCGGCAATACGACGGTGGCGGCCCCGCTCATCAGTACGCGGTCTCCTTGTTGATGAGCGTCGCCCGGATCGCGTAGCCAGTGACCGGGTCGCGGTAGGCACCGAACGAGAAGTTCTGGACGAGGATGCCGTCCACTTCCTCGACCGGTCCCGCGCTGTACTTGGTGAGCGGCATCTCCAGGATGAGGCTCGCCTTCTGTGCCGCCTGGATGATCTGTCCCTCGGCCCTGATCGTCAGCGAGGACGTACCGTCACCCACCAGCTTGTCGCGCTCGGTCCCGTCCTCGTAATAGAGCAGGAACGAGCCGCTCACCTGCAGGGGCCCGTGCACGATGTCCTGGGCATCGCGCGTGGCCGCGAGCACGCGCTTGCGCGCGGGGTTGCCGTTGAGGGTCACGTTGGCCTGGCGGATGAGGCTCGAGGCCACGCCCGCGAGATCGATCGTGCAGTCCGAGAACAGCAGGTCCTCAAGATCGGCCGAGAAGTCGGGCGTGAGCACCGCGCCCGCGGCCTCGCTCTTGGCCATGAGATCGCAGGAGGCGGTGATCCTCCCATCGACCGGGAACGTGAACCCCATCTGGCCCACGGCCGTCCCGCCGTACTTCTTCTGCTCGGCCTGGCGATCGCCGAACACGGTATACATCGGGTGCTGACCGTTGTTGTCCACGGGGGTGAACCGGTGGCGGAACACGAGCGGGGCGCCCCCGAAATCTGGCTGATCGGTGGCCACGGTGCCGAGTAGGCTCATCAGGAACTCGCCGAGCTTGTCCGCCGAGGGCTGGAGTTCGAACGCGCCCGCCCAGTCGCGGACGCCGCCGGCGGCCTTGCGCTCCTGGGGATCGCCATATATCTTGGGATTGGCGAGCAGGTTGGGATTGAGGCTCATCTCCGATGCGGGCATGATCGGGATGGAGCGCCCGCTCGAGGCGCTGGCCTCGGCGGTCCCGCGCACGGCCTCCTTCTTGATGATCCAGACTTTCTGCTCGATCCGTGAAAGCGCCATCTTGGTCCTCCCCCTTCTTTAGTTATCGTCCTCGGGCTTGTCGCGCCTGTTCTCAAGGCGTTCGCGCATCTTATCAAAAGCCTTGCGCAAGTCATCGAGATGCGTCTCCAGCCGCGACAACGTGATCTGCAAATCGGCCTTGGTCGCGAACTTCTCGACGAGGGATATGCGCTCATCGTTATAGTGCTCGATAAACTCGTCTTTCCAGCGCCAGAGCGCGCTCAGACTGCTGACCTTGCTCTGGAGGTACATATTCCAGCCCGTGAGCGCCAGCGCGACCAATCCGGCATAGATCGCCAGGTCCTTGGCCGTCATGGGCGCGGATACGGGAGAGATCACAATCTGATCAGGATACATCAGAAGCTGACCCTCCGCATCTCGTCCACCTCATCGCGCAGATCCCGCCAGTCCATGCTCTGGGGCTCGAACACGAGTACGCGCTTGGCGCGCGTGACCACGATATTCGCGGCGTGCCAGCCGCCGGTTCGGCGCGTCTTGTACTCGATGCCCCCGAATGCTGGGCAGTAGCGCATGCCCTCCTTGACCGCTCCGTAGATGATGCTACCCTTGGCCATGTCGGCCGCGTCGTCGCAATCCGGAAATTCCTCGCTATTTGAATGGTAGCTAACGCTCGGGTGGTAATACTTCCAGACAAAGACGCGCAATAGCTCCTCGTCCAGGAGAAGATATTTCAGATCGCGCGTGACTGCGGCGCCGCCACCGCCAGTACAAGTCAAGATCAGCGACGCCAATTCGGCGCCCGTGATCTCTACCGCCTCGTGATCGAAGCGCTTGCCCTTGCTCCAAGGCCACCAACCCATGCTCGCCCAGCCTCCTCTATCCGATCAAGTGCGTCAGTGCTTGACCACCGTGGCGCGCACCGTCGCCGCCGAAGGGTCGGCGCAGGCATTAGCGACCCCAGCGGTCTCCCCGTTGTTGCAACACGTTCGCACCGTGACCGTATTGCCGGCGCTCACGAACCCAGAGAACTGGAGTCCGGTCGTCGAGGCGAGAGCGTTCGGGACCCCTAGGGTCACGATGTCGCCGTCGCCAGCGCCGGTCACGGTCATGGTCAGATCGGAGCAGGAGGCTCCGCCTACGGCTCCGAAGTCTAGGCTCGCGGTCGCGGACAGGATGCCTGAGACCGTCGCGCCAGTCGTAGGCCCGCTAGAAACGCGTATTCCTCCTCCGCCGCCAGCGTTCAGGTCGAGGAGCCCAGTCGCCGTGAAGGTCGAGCGCGTGGCGCTCGATCCGAAGGCCGCGTCTCCGTTGACATCGAGAGTTGCCTGCGGGCTCCCCGTAGAGATGCCGACCTTGAAACCTCCGCCCGACTCGTTGACGAGATTGAACTCACCGTTGCCGCCCGTGTTGACCGTCGCTCGGCAGGAGGTTCCGGAGCAGGAGAACCTACCGGCCGAACCGTAGAGAATCTTCCCGTTGACCGTCAGGACCTCGCTCGGCGATGCGGTCCCTATCCCGACCAGGCCGTCGCCTCGGACATTCAGGTAGACAGAGCCACCGGTCTTGTCGTTGATGAGCAGGGAGTCGTCCGATGAGTTGGTCCCGGCGTCAACCTGCAGTCCGTTCGCGTTCCCGGCCGCGCTCGTAGCCTTGAGGTAGGTCAAGAAAGCCCCGGCCGTGTCGGCCTCGATATGGAGCTTGTTCCCCGGAGCAGTAATCCCGATACCGACATTCCCGCCCGTTACGACGAGCGTCGAGTTCCCGATGCGGAAGGGCTCCACGCCAGAGGCGAAGCCGCTGATGAGGACGCCCGAGCCAGTAGCCCCACCAGTTACGAGCAACGGACCAACGACGGTCATGCTGGACCCGCTGATGGTGAGGGGGACGGTTAGGGCCGCGTCAGTCGTCGCCATCGACATGATGAGCGAACCGCTGTGTTGCAATTCTAGTCTGTTCATCGTTAGGCTATTCAGGCAGAGTGCGGCGTCGGAGATGTTGTCGTTCCCCTGAAAATCTACACACCCGGCCCCATCGGGGGAGTTGGTGCGCCTGAGAGCTAGTCCGACAACGCCCGTATTGGCCAAAGTAGCAGAGGCTCCAAAAAGCGTGAACGTGTCGTAGATGCCAAGCCCTTCTCCTTGACGATGCCATCGCAAGACCTCACGCGGCGTCGTGCCGCCTGTGTCGTAGTTGATGAGCGAGAACTTGCTTCCAGCCGTGCCGCCAGGCTCGCCCTGCGTGTCGTTGGGGCCCATAGCCCATCGGTCGGTCCCGCCGCTCCCGGTGTCGGTGCGCCACTTGATGAGGCGGCGGCTGTTCGAGAAGCCGGTGATGACAGCGGCGACATCTTCGCCGTTGACGACGCGGGCAATCTCAAACACGTCGCCCTGCGCGCGAATGGTCACGCTGGAAACTGAGTTCAGCGGAACATTCAGCCTCGCGTTCGCGCCTGCACCGTCGAAAACCATTGCCGCCGAAACACCTCCGTCGGCCGAGATGAGTAGCTTGGCTGAGGCTCGGATGATGCCGGTCCCGGCGATGGTGCCTGTCACCAGGTCATCAGCCGCTCCGGCGATGCCGATGTAGGTATTGCAGGCCGCCCCGTTGGAGCCGAGGCAGATATAGGACTTCTTGGTAGCCCCGGTGAGGAACTGCATCGTCGAGTCGGTCGCGCTCGCTGTGTTCCCAATGTCAAGATCCTCTGCGGGCGTAGTCGTGCCACCGAGGCCGACATTGCCGCTGATCGGCTGGAATACTAGATTTCCGCCGGCGATGAGGTTGTAGTCCGTGGACTCGAACTTCACGTACCGGTTGGCGATGGCCGCCGCTCCGACTACAGCGACGTTGACGCCGAACGGAAAGCCCGTGACCGGCTCACTCGAACCGAAGAACGCAACGTTTCTTGACGAGGTGTCCGTCTTGGCGAAGGCCGAGGCGACACGAAGGATTCCGGTCGTCGGGTCATCCGTTCCTATGCCGACCCCAGCATTGCTTCGGTCGATGGCAAGAATTGGGCTCGTCCCTTGGACTCCAGCGCTCAATGCATAAAAACCGTAGACTCCGGTCAGGTTACTGGCGCGGAGGTTGAGGCCGAAGCCGTCGAAGCCTGGTTCTCCGAGTCGGACTAGGAGCTTGTCTCCGGTTCCTGTTGGGCCAAGCCAGAGGAGCGGGGAGCCCACGCCGGTAGAGCCCGCGCCACCGATGGTCAGGGTCCCGGCCGGACTCGTCGAGGAGATGCCTATATTCCCGTTCCTCTGGAACTCCATGATGTTCCCGGCCGATAGAAGGTCGTCGCTAGGCGCGCGGATTCGGAGCTTTCCGCCGGTCGTGATGAACTGCCAGAGCCGCTCGTCCGCCGCCTCGTCCGAGTCCTGGAGCGTCAGCCAGGGGGTTACGCTCTTGAGATGCAGGAGGCTCGCCGGAGTCGCGGTCCCGAGACCGACCTCTCCGGACGCCAGAACGGTCATGCGTTCGAGCGTGTTCGTATAGAGCCTCAAGGGATCGCTCGAGAAGGTGCCGACGATGCCCTCGTCAGAGGAAGCGATCATCCGGAGGTCCGAGGCGTTGGCCCCGGTCCGCGTGGTCTGGATGGTCCCGTTCGCGGCGCTCTGGCCGAACACCGAATCCCCGACGACATCGAGCTTCTGCGCTGGGCTCGGCTGGTTGATGCCGATGTTGCCGCCGCTCGCCCGCGCGGCCCCGCCGGAGACCTTCAAGAGAGAACCCTCGTCCGAGAGGAGCTTCGCCGACGAGATCGCATCAGGGAGCACTTTCCCGGTGTCGATGGCCCCCGCGCCCACCTTGTCGGTCGTCACCGATCCGTTGAGGATGTGCTGGCTTGCCACGGCATCGATCTTCATCTTGGTGGTGTCGATGGCCCCGGAGCCTATCTTCCCGGTCGTGACCGCTCCGTCCGCGAGCTTCCCCTCGGTGACCGCCGCGTTGAGGATGGCGACCGCGGTTACCGCATCGGGATGGAGCTTGCCCGACGTAACGGCCCCACCGCCGAGCTTGCCGGTCGTGATCGCGCCATCGAGCACGTGCACGTTGTTGACCGCGTCGGCGTGGAGCTTCGTCGAGTCCACGGCGCCGGATCCGATCTTTGGCGTGGTGATCTCCCCGTCGCCGACCTTGCCGCTCGTGACCGCCCCGCCAGCCAGCTTGTCGGTGTCGACGGCCCCGGACTGGATGTGCACCGTAGCCACCGAGTTGGGAGTCAGGTAGGGCCCGCGCACATCGGCCCCGCCGGCGAGCGCGATAAGCGCCCCGGCCGAGAACACGGAGACGGCGGCCACGGCGACCGCGCGCCACACCCTGGAGATCGTGCTGTTCATCGTCTGTTCCTCCCGCTCAAGTCTGGGTCCGTCGTCAAATAGAGTCAGCCCGCTGACACCAAACTACTGGCCCTGCATGGTCGAGAACGCCTGGTCCGATCCCGTGGTGCGGATGCAGTAGAACGCGCCCACGAAGGCCGAGAGCGGGCCGTCGAGGGTGACGCACGAACTGCCGAGCACCTTCAGACCCACCGTGGCCGTGACGCCCGCGGGTCCGACGCGCACGGCGTCCGTGCCATCGTTGCAGAACAGGCTGGTCTTGGCACTGATGTTCGCCGGGAGGGCGAGCGTGGCCGAGGATCCGCATGCTCCTGTACTCACGGCCGGCGTCGCCCACGTGTTGTTCGTGTCCTGGAGCGAGACCCTGAGCGCGTTGCTCGCGGTCACCTCCGCGACGTCGGTTCCGTCCGTGACCTTGGTGGGCCAAGCTCCCGAGGTGGCGGCCGCGGTCCCCTGGTTGGCGGTCACCGTGCCCGAGATGGGGGCGCCGGAGCCGGTGCTGACCGTCAGGAGGTACCCCTCATTGGTCGCCTTGAGGTTCCTGAGTTCGGTGGGCGTCCCGCTCGTGACCGCGAGCGTGGACGGGACGTAGTTGACATCCCGGCGGGCTTTCTCGTCCGCCGCCTTGGCCGCCGGAGCCAGCGCCAGCAGGGCCATGATCGCCGCCGTCACCGCGTATCGAAAGTTCTTCATCGTGCTCGTCCTCCCCTGCCTAGGTCTTGCGATCCTGAACGGCGAGCGTCAACTCCTTGACCAGCATGTTGTGATTCGCGATCTTGGCCATCGAAATGGGCGTCCAGTCCATCTCGCCGGTGAAAAACGCGTCGCCCTGACTCACATCCTGAAGGCGCGTGAGCTTGCGCAGGCGCGCGCGCACGGCATCGAAAGCCTCCTCGAGCACGAGATCGGGTGCGCCCTTGCCCTCGGTGTTGATGCTCAAGAATCCTCGGATGACGATGTTCTGTGCCGCGAGCGAGAACCCGGTGTTGCCGGTCGTGCCCCTACTTTCTCGGCCGTTCCCGGGCATGATGATGAACGCCTTGACCACCTCGCCGAGCACATCGTCCTTGAACTTCCAGTCGGTGATCACCGCGTCCTGGTCGGGGCTCATCTGGAGGCGTGCGTGCACGCGCCCGATCGGGGGCGTGATCGCCTCGAGTTCGGCTTTGAGCTTGTCCAGCGCGGCCCTGATCCCGATCGCCACCGATTAGACCCCCGTTTTCTTCTCGAGCACGGCCTGGAGCGTCACCGCCGCTACCGCTCCCACGTATTTCAAGCGCGTATGCGTCCCCAGCTTTTCCTCCGGCAATGGGAAAACGTAATCGCCGGTGGCACTGATCTGGTTGAAAGCGGCCACGGTCGCCCACCGGGACTGATCGTGCGAGATCTGGATCTCGATGTCGACCACGCCGCCGGCGGCCACGGCCGAGACGTGCACGAACGCGCGCGCGTCCTTGGCCGCCTCGGTCTTGATCGGGTTCGAGTTCGTCGTCCCCGGGGCGATGACCGTTCCCGCCGGGCTGAATTCCGCGACTGACGCGAATCGTGCCATGGTGTTCTACCCCCCTGATTCCCAGGACCGCTGTATGCTCAGGCCCAGCGCTCGGATCTCGCGCTCGAACTCAGCCCGCACGGCCTGCTCCGCCTTCTTGAAGAAGTGCTTGCCCTCGATGCCCCGTTCTGCGATCTTCCGCCTCACGAGATAGGTCACGCTCTTGAGCCTGGCCTCGGCCGAACGCGCCCTGCGCCTGACCCCGAAAGAGGACGCATGGCGGACGACCCACCGGAAAAGCGGGAGGAATGGCGGCATCGCCCCCCCTGGACGGCGACCCTCCTCCATGACCACCGCGTACGGGAGGTTGGTGCGGATGCCGCCGACATAGATCGGGTGATTGAACTCGCGCACCATGTGGATGCTGTTGATCAACTGACCAGTGTCCTTGGGAGCGCCCTCGACGGCCACGCGTCTGGCGAAGCCGCTCATGCGGTCCATGGTGCGGATGATCAGCGCCTGCGCCTCCTCGGCCACGCGCGGGTTGTACTGGAGCCTGGTCGTCACCGTGATCATCGGTCGCGCTCCCGGTGCGTGAGGTACGCCCAGCCGCCGGTGCCTCGGAGATCCCACTCACCCTGTGAGGACGCGGCCGTCCCGCGCGTCGGCGCCTTCTCGTCGCGTGTGGCCTCCCACTTCTCGCGCCAGGCGTCGGCATTGGCCTGCCAGAACGTGGATTTCCCCTCGTAGTCCGTGCTGTCGCCCTGGAGTTGGTTGTCCAGGAGACCGGCGTAGAAATCGGCGAGAGCCTGCGCGCTGATCGAGGCCGTGAGGTAGAGGTAGACGTCCATCAGGTGATCGGGGACGGTGAACACTCCGGCCGTGTCCTCGCTGGTGACCTTGGCCTCGAGGGTGAACGACGAGCCCGCGCTGGGGACGAAGCGCACCCGGATGGACCTGGAGACCTGTTCCTTGGCCAGCGGGATCGTGTAGTCGCCCACGGCGGTGATCGGGTTGAAGGCCGCGATGTCCGTCCAGTGGGCGCCGTCGTCGGCACTCGCCTGCACGAACGCCTCCAGCGCGGCGTCCGCGCCGACCACGGCCGTCACATGGATGAACACCTGGGCGTCCGCGGCCTTGCTCACGTCGGCGACGCCGGTGACGGTCGCGCCGGCGACCACGGTCCCGGCGGCGGCGAGGGCGGCCGCAACGTCCACGTTCTCGCCTATGGTGTGCGGGGCCGTGAACTGCATGAGGAACTTCTCTGCCGCCTGCGGGTTATCCGCGCGGAAGCGCAGGCGCAGGCCGCTCGGACCGTCCCATAGATTATAGTCATTGGCCTCGAGCGGTTCCGGGTCCTGCTCGGTGGTGACCCATGGGTAGAAGATGGCGTTGATCTTGGAAAAGCCGTCGACGTAATCGGATGGGAGGGTGTACTCGAAGCCGCCATCGCCGGTGACCTCCTTGGCGATAACGCGCGGAAAGCGGCCTTGAAATGTCTTGGCCGCTAGTCGTAGGTGCTGGTCCTTCTCCGGGCCGGTCAGGTTTCCCTTCCCGTCCTTGAGCAGGGCGTCCAGCCCGTCCCGTGCATCCTGGAACGTGGGCATGTTTTTTACCCTTGGGCCCCGCCCCGACGCGGGGCTCGGCACGTTGCCGAGCTTGCCGCGTCGGGGCGTCGGGCCGTCTGGGCCTTACGCTCCCTCGGTCACGCCCCCGTTAGGGGACGATGCTCCCGTCGAGGCCGCGCGGGTTGGTGACCACGCCGCCGTACTCGTGCCGGACCTTGTACGTGATCCGCTCGTTGGTGAACACGTCGCCGAGCAGGGGGTCGTCCTGGACGAGGATCACCGGATCCTCCTCGCCTTCGACGAACCCGAGTTCGATCGACTCCAGTTCCTCCTGCCGCGCCTGGAGGTACCAGTTGTTCACGTCGCCCAAGTACGGGACCCCGATGGGCTCCGCGGACTTGAAGTTGTCGTTGATGTCGTTGTTCGCCGACCCGGGCTTCTGCTCCGAGTTGACGAGCACCTGCGCCTTCGGCAGTTCCTGCAGGGGCACCCACAGGATGGGCTTCATCTCCCCCATGCCGAGCCCCAGCGTTTCCTGCGCGCTCTCGTCCTGCTGGAGCATCATGCGCACGCGCGCCGCGCGCAGGCTGTCCGCGTCCAGGGCGTCGGTGCCCAGGTTGGCGCGCGCGACCGCGTAGATCGCCACCGCATCGGCCAGGACGTCCGTGTTTATCCCGCCGCCTCCGGCGTTGCCGACGAGGACGTTGAACACGAACTTGTTCAGCGTGCGGATGGCCGCGCGGGCGATCCCGGGCCCGATCTGGCGCAGAGCGCGCAGGTCGTCGCCGAGGATCATCTCGCGCGTGATCTGGTACGAGCGGCCGCGCTTCTGCGGCGTGTACGCCTCCTCGCGCTCGGTCGGCGTGGTGAACGCGGTGAACGCCCCGTTCTGGGCCACGATCGCCAGGTCGTTGAACGCCCCCCACTGGATCGCCCGCTGGGTGCGGAAGTCGTTCAGCGGGCGGGTCGTCACGGCCTTGCGCCAGTGATCGGGGAACCCCTTGTACGTCCGGAGCATGTGCCGGGTGATCGAATCCCCGAAGATCTTCGGGAGATCGGTCGTGACCGCCTCGACCATGCGCGGGGAGAACCGCCGCCGGTCGAACCGGACGTCGTTGTCCCCGGTGAGGAACGACCAGGCCTCGCGCAGGCCCCGGAACGGGCGGATGCCCGCGTACTTGTCCTTGCTCTCCTTGAGGCGAGCGAGATCCGGATCGACCAGGAGGTCGACCGCGAGTTGGATGCGCTCGCTCTCGGACATCCCGGGCTTGACGGTCCCGCCGGGCGTGCCCATGCCGACGATGTTCCCGCTCTCGCTGAGCTTAGCGAGCAGGTCCTTGGCCTCGGTGATCTTGACGTCGATCTGCTCGACGGTCAGCACCTGGCCGGCCATCTCCTTGGAGAGGCGCTCGCGCATGGCCATCGGGAGGTTGCTCTCGACGAGCTTGGCGCGCATGACGGCCTGGCTCTCGCGAACCCGGCTCTCCTGCAGGGCCTTGCCCTGGTTCTCGACCTGGGTGGTCAGGTCCTTGAACGCCTTGGGGTCGACCGACTCGGACGCCCTGACGGGCGGGACGACCGGTGCCGGGACGGGCGCCGGGGGCGTGGCCGACGCCTGGACCGGAGCGGGCACGACGACCACGGGGGCCGGAGCGGGCACCGGAACCTGTGCGGTCTGGCTCGAGGGCTCGCGGTACGGGCCGGCCTTGTCGCCGAGGGCCTCGAGCGCCATCTGCAAGGCTTCCATGGCCTTGGCGCTGTCGTTGGCCTTCAGGGCCTCGATCGCCTGCTTGAGCAGGTCGGCCGCGGCCTCGCAGACGTGCGACTCCGCGCACGGCTGGGCCTTCATCTTCGCCTGCAGGGCCTCGACGGCCTTGCTCATCGGCGCGATCAACTGCGCCTCCGTCAACGAATCCGGGACTCCGACGCCCTCGAGCACTTGCGGCGCGAAGGCCCGGATGAACTCCAGCATCTTCTTGTTCATGGGCACATCTCCTTTGGTATCGCTGGCCTTGAGTCGACGCATCCGACCTCCGGCCGCTGGGTAGGTGACGACGTCGAGCGCGTACGCCTTGTCGATGGACTCGACGCGCTTCGTCGGCACCCCGTGGATCGACGGTCCGTCCGCGACGGTACCTTCCACGTCGATGGAAAATCCGAGCTTATCCAACCGCCCGGTATCCCATAGATTTTTGAACACCTCTCGCAGGTTCTCGTCAACGAGGTGGAGATCGGCGACGATACAGCCCTTGCCGTCCACCTCCTCGTAGCGCGCTTTCTGCAGGTAGCCGACCAGGTTGCCGGCCACCCCTTCGGGGTAGGAGGAGCGCACCTTGTCGGGCAGGTGATCATATAATTCGGGTTCGAACTTGTGGATGAAAACGTTGAGGTCCTCGAACAGTGGGACCGCCTTCTGGAGCGTCTCCGGGGGATAGAGGCGGCCGTTCTTGCTCATGCCGCTCTCGATGACGACCACTTCCCAGAGCTTGCCCGTCTTGGGGGCCTCGCTCTCGTAGAGCTTGCCGATCACGGCCTTGACCCCGTCGGCCATGTCGATCGTGCGGAAGGTCTTTTGCCCGAACTGCTCGGGCTCCTTCTGGCGGAAACGCCAGGCGCCGCCGGTGTCGTCGATCTTGCCGAAATGGAATCCGTGCTCGCCCAGCCATTTCTTGGCCGCGTCCAGGTCCTTGAACTTGTCCTTGGAGATGATGACCGTCTGGACGTTGGCAGTGTCTTTCGTCTCCGCTTCGCTGAGGTCGATGCTCCCCTGGAAAGGCTCGGGCACACCGGCCACGAATCGGACGTGCCCGTCGTAGTCGTCGCTCGCGCTGTTGATGCTTAGCGTGCGGCCTGAATCCAGGCCCTCAAACTGCTTCGCCTTGACGAAATCAACCTTGTTGATTTTCCCCTGGACTGCCTTTTCGGCCAGGCTCCCCTTGCCGCCATAGGATTTATAGTTGTCGCGCGTGACCGGACTGGCCGACAATTCCTTTTCGGATGGGCTCTTGCCTACGCCGAGAGCGCTCATTTCCTGGGCTATGCGCTCATCGAAGGCGGCCACGTTGTTCTGTCTCTCAGCTTTCTTGGCCGGGTCTTTCTCGGCGTTCATGCGCTCGAAGGCCGCGATACGGATGTCCTTTAGTTCGCTGAGGTTCTCGACATGGATCGTGGCTCTCTGTGCCCGAGCGCTCGCCGCCTTGGCCACGTCTCCCGCGGGAGCCGCGCCGCCCGCGCCGCCGCCGGGTCCTCCGCAGGAGTTGTCGACGCCGCCTCCTGCGCCGGTTGGGCAGAAGCCGTTGAGGACGCGCGCGATCAGCGCACGAAAGCCGGGAAGATCATACGTCTGGGGCGAACGCGGAGGTGCCGCGATCGATGTCGGGCAGGTCTCTGTCCAGCGCTCCTTCAGCCGTCTCTTGATGGCTCGGTCCCCTGCGCATGCGCAGGCGGGTGGGGAACCCGACTTGGTCCCGAGCCGCGTTGGCTGTCGGACTCACGGTGGCGGGCGAGTTGCTCGGCCGCGAGCGCGAGTCCTTGTGCATGGCGGGCGATCTGCCGGAGCAGACGCATCTCACCGCTCATGTCCCCGTCATTGTATCTCTGGATCATGAATTCGTCAAGGGGTCGTTCCTTCCGCTGGCGGCGTTTCCGACGGCGATTGCGCTCGCTCATGAGCGGTGGCCTCCTGCCCCCGACTCGTATCCAAGGCGTCTTTCTGCCCACTGCGCGTCCGCAACCAGGTCTCTGACCCAGCCCACAGGGTGATCCCCTCTGCGGCCGCGACATCCTGCTCAGACTGGTTCCTGAAGTCAGTCCACCACCCGCCTTGGCCTCCGCCGAGGTCGTAGCCGTAGCGCCCGCTCTTGAGCACGGCGCCCGCGCTCTCCCGGCGGAAGCGCGTGATCAGCGCCACGGCCTGGCCGCGGTTGCTCGCCAGGGCGTGCTCCACAGGGCGAACGTGCTTGCCCGCTCGGATCCTGGCGAGGAAGGTCGCCGCGCGCACGAAGTCCGTGCGGTGCACGTCCCGCCCGTCTATCCAGAGGATGTCGCTCACTGTCAAGCGCAGGCCGGCGTCGATCGCCGGGTCGTTGGCACCGGACTCGATGTAGCTGGCGATCTCGCCGCGCGCGCGGCGCGCGCCCTCCACCAAGAGTTCGAGCGTCGCCTCGGCCACGAAGTCGGAAGGTTGGGCCAGGAGTCCCTCCCACACGGAGGTCATGAGATTGACGTCCACGACCAGACCGCGCTCGTCCTCGATCTCGAGCCGGTCTCCCACCTTGTTGACGAACAGGCGCACGCCCTCGATAAGGGGCTCCACCCGCACGGGGAAGTCCTCGGCCTCGAGGTACCGCACGGCCGTGGACGGACGGTTGGGCTCGTCGCCTGCGCGCGTCCCCGGCTGAGGGCTCGCGTAGAAGTAGGAGCGGAATGGCTCGACCTGGTCGGCGCTGGCACTCGCACGCGCTTCCCGGAGAGCCTCGGGCACGAGTTCGCCCACGAAGTTCCCGCCCATGACGCGGCTCATGCGCTGGATTTCCCGCTCCTCGGCCGGACGCACGCTGACCACCAGGTCCGCGATAGGGATGTGATTCGCGGTCGGGTTCTTCATCTCGGCGATGAGGTTGAGCGTCCACTCCGGAGGCAACTGCCCCTTGATCCTGGTGGCGAGGTCGCGAAGGAACTCCGCGTCCTGGGCCGGCCAGTTGACCCAGAGGTCGAGGTTAGCGCCATTGCCCTCGATGGGCAAACCGCCCACGATCGACAGGAATGGCTTGCGCAGGGTTATCGGCGTGGTGAGCACGCCCGCCGCCTTGGCGAGCCCGATCTCGGCCGCGGCGTACTTCTCCGTCAACTGGTCGAGCATGTCCTTCGGGCGGTGCTCGAGCCCCCGGCGTTGCATCTCGCGCAGTATCCGCGCGTGGCGGTCGACCACGTCCTGTGGGTGCTCCTCGCGCCGGTCGGTCCAGGCGTCCTCCCACTCGCGGTGGATGGTCCCGTGCGCGACCACGAGTTCCATGTTGCTGAGATCGGCAAGATTCAGGTCGAAGGCCTCCGTCGCATTGTCCGCGTAGCGCAGGTCACCAATCCCTGTCTGCGGGGCCGAGACCTTGCGCGCGCGCTCGAGGCGGATGAACTCGCGCACGGGGTATACCCAGACGGAGTGCCCTCGCCTGGGCATGGCCGCAATCTGCTCGGAGGTCAGGCCCATCCTGGACCCGTGGATTTCCAGGGCTTCGCCGATGGACGCGGTATTGATCTCGGTCGGCGCCGCATGGCGAACAAAGCCAACGAGATGGCCCTGGTGGACCACGCCGTTGAAAGCGTTGGCCAGACCCTGGACTTGTTCGGGGTATGCGCTCGCCCGCATCTTATTCGGAGAGGCCGCCGACGGGAGAGCGATAGCCTTGTCGACAAGGCGTGTGAGAGCGCGCCGGAGTAACTCCGCCGAAGCCCCTGCGGAGTTGATGGTCGTCAGCGGAGCCTCATCCTTGATCTCGAACGTGGTCTTGCCACGGCGAATGATCTCGCGCACGATCGCGGTCGCGAAGTCCTCGACGGCGTTGGCGTCCTTGAACTCGGTACGCCCGCCATTGGCCATGATCGCGAACTTGTCGGCCACGAGACGCCAATCATCGGCGAGTTGCTCGTCCGTCAGCTTCGCCGCGTCGTATCCGTCGAGTACGAACTGCTCGATGGGCTCCCCGGCCGCTGGGCACTCGGCGGCGCCGGTGCATGGCTCGCCGATCGCGCAGGCGTCACAGCACGGCGGCCGCGGGCCCGCCTCGGCTACCGGTGCGGGCGTGATCTTGCCCGTGCCCTCGCAGATCGGGCAGAGCACGAAGTGCCAGCCGTCCTCGGCGTGCTTGCGCTCCTCGGCGAGCACCCACCGGCGCATGAGTTCCGTATCGGTCTCGAGCGGGGACTCGACCATATCCGCCCGTGGACTGGCATCGCTGGTCGCGCCCTTGATGGGCACCCAGCCGGTGCCCTCGCACAGCCATTTGCAGATCGTGTTCGGGTCTGGGAGCGGGATGCCCAGCGCTTGGTAGCGGTCGCTGAACTCGAAGGCGGCGAGGAGGCGGGTGTGCTCGAACTCCTGCCCGGTGGCCAGGCGGTAGTAGAGGCGCCCGGCTCGGCGGTTGACGCGGGAGGACTGGACGAGACGGCGGTATGCGGGTGTACCGGCGGGCGGAGCCTGCGCCGGATCGTCAGCGGTTAGGGCTCGGGCTCGTCCTTCTTCGGGATGTAGAACCCTCGCTCCATCGACTTCGTCAGGGCATCGTCGAGGTCCCGCGAAGCCTTCTTCAACTCCTCTGGCGAGAGTCCTTTTTTCGGACTCTTGGGCTCCTCTCCCGGCGAGTTCTGCGGCTTTTTTTTCGGCATTTCCGATGTACTTCCTGGCGACGGGCTTAAAGCGCTCGATCGCCTGCTGGACCTTCCGCGATGTGGCGGACCCCAGCCCACTCTTAGTATAACGGAAGTCACCTCGCTTGTCAAGGCTTATTTCCCGTGGTTTGGTCGTGCTCCCTGGTTGACGATCCGGGTTCTCGAACACCCTGATCTTGACCCTTGGATCGTCCTTGTATTTCCTCGCCACGGCGATGATGGTCTCCTGGGCCTTGACGTGTGCCTTGGCCAACTCATCGCCTGGCACCCATCGGCCGCCATTGACCTCGTTCTCATAGCGCTTCTTCACGCCCTGCATCGCCGACTCGAATGGGCGATGAACGTACGCGATCTTGACCTCGCGGCCGCTCTTGAGCGCGGCCTCGATCTGGCGGACAGCGCGTTGCTCATTGGACATGACACCGTCCATGATCACATCGCTTTTCTTTACGGCCGCGGCCATCAAGCCGTCGCTAATCGTGGACTTTCCGCTCCCACCTCCACCGGCCATGAACAGCACGTGCCCATTAGGCGGTTCGGCCAGCAGTTCGTTGTACCGCTGTTCGACCTTGGCGCTCGATGGCTGGTGCGTGCTCAGCGTGTGGAGCGTGCGGCTGTCGTTGTTCTCGTCGTATTCGGAGGAGAGTTTGCGGTATAAGTCCACGTCAAGGCGCTTGCCTCCCTCCGTTCCATCCATGACGGCGTAAGCATCGTCGGCTTCCTGAGTGGCCAGACGTTTGCCCAGGCGCTCCTCGGTCTTGCGCTGGCTGGTGCTCAGCGCGTAGTCCGTCATCGGTTGGTATTCGAATGTCCTATCACCGGATTTGATGGACACCCTGCCCGCCCCATAGCCGGGCGCGCACGAGTTATCCTGCCCACCCCCGGGGCCGGTGGGGCAGAAGGCCTCGCCGCCGGAAGTCCATCCGCCCCTAGGCTCGCGGAATTCCGCTGGTGCCTCGTACCGCTGTGCGATCTTGAGCGCGCTATCGCGATCGGCGTCAATGACCGTGGCCGTGACCTTGCGTCCCATATCCTTGGCGGCCATCCACGTGTGGTGCCCATCCAGGATGTACCCGTCGCGCGTGATGTAGATCGGGCGCGCGAGCGAGGCCTCTGCCTCGGGGGTCCCGCTCTTGAGGAACTTGACGACCTCCGGCTTGTAATCCCTCTGCAGGGGCTTGAGCGTCGAGGGGTCAACATCGGTGCGGAGCCCTCCGTATGCGTCCTCGTCGCGCAGGTAGCGCTCGAAGTCATCGGCCGCTCGGTGTGGGATGCGCGGCATCTCCGACTTGGGCAACCCGTCCTTGACTCCCGGGATAGGCAAGGTCCCGCCCTTGCCGCCGGCGCCGCCACCGCTCTTGGACGGGCAGGAGTTATCTACGCCACCGCCCTTGCCCGTCGAGCAGAATGCTTCCTGAGCGGGCTCAGCGTCATGCTCCCAGACCGCGAACCCGCTCTCGCGAAAGACGATGAGCGTGCCGTTCAGTTGTCGGCCGCCGAAGCTCATGCGCAGGGTCTCCTCATCATCGTCCACGACCTCGGTCGGGATCATGATCTCCAGAGCGCGAAGCCTCGCCGGCGCGTCCCCGTCGTTGCCTGGTCGCCCTGAGGCGATCACCCCCTGTAGGGTGAACAGCCGGTACTCCGAGAACGCCTCGTCGACGACTACAGGAAGCGGCATCTCGCGCGCGCCCAATGGGTTGGCGCCGAAGCGCAGGTGCCTGAACGGCGGGGTGTCGCCCCCGATGCGGATGCTCCAGCCCTTGGGAGATACCGCTCCCTGGGGCGTGATCTCGAGCAGGCTCGCTCTTATTTTCATGGTCTACGCGATACCGCTCCCGCCATCAGGCCGGCCGGGCTCCGCGTTGAGGCGGTGACCCGGCCGGCCATCTCGCAGGTCGGTGAATTCTACTCCGTCTCCGACTTCGGAGCCTTCTCCGCCTTGGCCTTCGGCTTGGGCTTCGTCAGCCACTGGCCGTCGAACCCGAACTCGTGGCGCTGGCCGTCCGAGCATACCACCCGCCAGAGCTTCTGCTCCGCGTACGACTTCACGGCCAGGACATCGTCCATCTTGTAGCCGGCGCCCTTGATCGCCTTGGCCAGCGCCTCCGGCAGGCGCTCGCTCATGCGCTCCTTGGCCGGCGGCTGTGCCGTCGGCGCCGCGGCCGCCGGTGCCTGGACCTGCGCCTTCTGCGTGGGAGGCGCCTGCGTCTCCGTCTCTACCACCTTCGCTACTTCGTTCATGTCCCCTCCAGGCGCCTCAGCGCCTCAAATCAGGCTGAGGTCGGATGGAGTTCGCGCGCGCCCGCCCCATGGCCCAAAAGCGCGCGCGGGCCACCCGCCTCAGCGAGAACGACCGCGTCTAGTGCGTGATGTACAGCAGTTCCAGCCAGCGGTCGACCGCCGCGTCGTACATCAGCGTAATCACGTCCTTGTTGCCCAGGGAGCGCGTGCTCGCCCCGAGGTCCAGCTTGGTCCCAGACACCGAGTCGTGATCCTGGAGGACCACCGCGTTGGCGTCCGAACTCCCGCGCAGGGTGAGCCGGCTCCCGCTCTTGACCGCGCGCCCGCTCGGGTACGTGGTCTTGATCGACGGACTCGACGTGAGGGTGACGACGCCCCCGCTCGAGGCCACGACCAGGTATCCGTCCGTCACCGGGATGGACGTGCTGTTGTTGATGCCCGTGAACGTCGAGGGCGTGACCGCCATCGGCATGCCGAGCTTCAACTGCTGGTCCTGGCCGATGCAGACCGAGTCGTCACCCCAGCAGATCTTGTCGTCCAGACCCGCGTAGGCGCTCCCCGGCAACGACACCGACAACGACACGACGGCCAGGATCCCCAGGACCAAGGCCGCCAGCGAGTTCTTTCCGCTGTTCATATGCCCTACCTCCATGCCTTCATGTTCTCGCGGCCGTCCTTGCGGACCCGGCGCGGTCCTCCGCCGCCGCAATGGCGGCGAAATCGTTTGCGCTCGCGTATAGCCTACGGACGCGCGAGCCCGCCCTGGCGGTGATCTTGACCGCCCAGTCCGGGCGCTGGATACGCACCGGCGGGAGGTCGCGCGCGGTCAGCGGCATCGACTCCTGCTCGCGCTCGGTCTCGAAATCGGGGACCATCGTGCACCGGCAGTTTATCACGTTTCCGGGGCTCGCCGCTGGATCGCGCGGGTACATCATGTCCTCGACCTCGCCGAGTTCTTCCCTGCCCTTGACGGTGACCGTGAGTGGGACACGGAACGGCTCGTTGACCGGCACGGTCTGCATGTGGGCCCCGCCCTCGTCGGCGCTCAGCAGGTGGCCAAGGCGCGTGCGGTCGTCGCCTACAGACACCCACTGCTTGTGCAGGCCCGGGAAGGTGTTCGTCATGTCGAGCAGTTGCGCCATCTCCACCTGGGAGTGGATGCCCAGCATCTCAGTCCTGGCGATGGCCTCCATCTGGGCGAGGCTCTTGCCGAAGGCGCCGGACATCTCGTCCGCGACCTCGAACACGCTCCGCCCGCTGATGACCCCTACGTTGATGATCTCGTTGGCACGCCCGAGTTGTGCCTGCGTCAGCGAGCGGATGAGGTCCGCGGAGCGCTCGGCCGCATTCTCCACGAGTTCGGGCGAGATCGACAGCTTGGCCGACGGCTTGATCCCCCTGGCTTTCAGCATGTCCTCAGTGAACTCGAGGCCCATGCGCGCGAACTGCTCCTCGTTGATCGCCAACTCGCGGGCCGCCCTGACCGCGAACTGGCCGAGCAGGCGGTCGATCTCGTCCTTCAACTGGCGGCCCATGGCGCGCGAGAACGTGGCCTTGCTCGGGAGATCGCGCACTTGGTCGAGGATGCTCGACTTGGCCTTCTGGAGCAGGTCGACCATGGCCTCCACCTTCTTCGCCTCGACCTTCCCAGTCTGGCGGATGAGCCTGTCGATCTGGCGCGCGAATGCGCGCTTCTGCCCCGGGGTGACCCGCGCGCGCTGTTCCAGCAGGCGCTGATAGATCAAAACTCGTCCTCCCGGTCGATCATGCTCCCGGAGCGTTGATCACCGTGGTGGCGCTTCTGCGGCTCGTCCTGATCGGGCCTGCCCTCCCAATCTCTGAGCATCTTCTCATCGAACGCTACGTAGATGATGCCCCCTGATTTTGGGTTCTTGCCTTCAGGCGCCGCGGCCGCGCTCCGGCGGATCTCCGCGGCCAGGGCGTCCGAGCGCACCCACCGGCATCCCGAGGAGTCGGTGAACGCGGTGCGCCCGCCGCGCTCGATCTCGGCCTCGCCCACGAGTTCACAATCCGGTGCGCCCATGAATTCAAGCGTCAGGCGCGGGATGTCGCCCGCGATGGCCATGACGTGGAAGCCGCGCACGTTGGGGACTTCCTTCCCGGTCTTGGCATCGCGCACGATCATCGTGTGCGGCTGGTTGGCGTCGCCCTCGATCTTGATCCTCATGCTGGCTCGGCGCCCCCGTTCGCGGAGACGGCCGCGCGAGCGGTGGCGCGCACGCTGGCTTTCGTCAGGGTGGACGCCCTTGGCGTCGGAGGAGCCTTCGGAGTCTCGGCTGGTGGCACCGCCGCATAGGGCTCGCTCGCCGCGTCCTGAGCCCTTGCCGTGGCCCCCGCCTGCTCGGCCGCGAACTGTGCATCCGCCTCCCCGGGCTTGGGGGCCTTGATCTCGACCCCGACCTCAGCGGCCTGCGCGTGCCAGACCTCGGCCGCCTGCTCGCGCTTGATGAACCCCTCGGTGATCGCGCTAGCGAGCGTGCTCGTCAGCTTCTCCAGCGCGTCCACGAACTGCAGGACATCCTTGCTTGATAGATCGGGGGGGATGATCTGGAAGCCGGCGGCCGCCTGTGTCGGCGTAAGCCGCTTGGCCAGCACGGCCTGGTCGATCTGGAACTGGATGACCGTGGTGAGCACCTGGACCCACTGCGCCTGCTTGCGCTTCATCTTGCGCAGGATCGGCGGCGCCTGCCCTTCGATCGTAGACCTGTTGGTATCCCCGCCATCGGAGTACCAGGCCTCTGGTATCCCCATGCTCCCCAGGATCAACATCTTGATGATCTTGGCCACGGCTTCGACCTCGGCGGCGTTGATCTTCGGCGCCAGGGCCTCCCACTTCTCTTTCTCGTTGTGGATGCGGAAGCTCCCCGGGCGCGGGGGCTTCATCTCCAGGGCGGTGGCCCGCTCATCGATCTCCGGCTGTTCTGCGCCCTCGATCGTGATGTCGTAGAGATGGGCGTTCAGGAAGTTGATGCGCTCCATGAGGCTGAACACGAACTGGTCGAACGCGTCGAGCCAGTCCGCGAGCCGGTAGAGATCGCTCATCCCGAAGTTCAGGAACGTGAGTTTGTTGACCGTGAAGTAGAACACGTCGCCCTTGAGGAGACCCTGCGCGTCCGGGTTCTTCGGATCGGTGTTGGCGGTCTCGACGACTTTCCAGGTCTCGGTCTTGCCCTCAACGCTCTCGCTTCGGCGCTTGATCTTCAGCGCGGAGGCCCTGCCCGCGATGTTCGGATGGGGGATGATGTCCTCGATCCACGCGGGGTCGACCGGCGAGACCTTGACGTGCCCGTTGTGCGGGTTGACGAACGGGCGGAGCAGGAACGTCCCGAACAGGATCAACTCGAGATAGCGGTCGAACTGGCTGATCTCCCACGCGTTGTCCGGGTCGTCCCAATGGCGCTTGATGATCTTGCTCAGTTCCTCGTCCTCGGCCTTCCACGTGAAGCCGTCGCCTACCACGAAGTCGGCCATCAACTCCAGGATGCGGAAGGCCATCGGGTTCTGTTGCCAGAGAAAGTGCGCGACCGACATCTGCTTCTGCCACTTGGCGGGCGCGATCTCCTTGTCCGAGCGGGCGGTCAGGCGCCTGAACCCCGCGTCGTTGTCCGTGTTCGAGGACGCGGAGTGGACCTCCTTGAGGTTGAGCAGGCCGCGCAGGGCCGTGCGCAGGACCCGCCTGTCCGAGGTGCTCATCTTCTCGATAGCGTCGGACATGCCCTTGCTGACGGGCTTGCCCCCGCCGCCGGACCGGCCTTTCCCGCCGTTGCTGTTCGCCATTACGGTCTCCTCCCGCGAAGTCCGAACCGATCTGTCAGGCGGCGGATGCCGCCCCCGCTGTAGGGCGCGCGCCCGCGCAGGACGCCCCGGTCATCCGGCCGGGCCTGCGCGCGCTCCTCCACGCCGGCCCCGGCACCCGCGCTGGCGGCCTTGAGCGAGCGGCTGGCCGCGTAGTGGGCGAGGACCACGGCGTCCAGGCGATCGGGGCTCCGGCCGAGGCGGGCGCGTATTTCGTCCTTGCTCTCGACGCGGATGCGGCCCTTGCGGTCCAGGTCATATCGGATGTCCGACAACTCGGCCATCAAATCGTTATCGTTGGGGAGGGCGATCGGCTCGTTGTCCGAGGGGTCAAGCGCCTCGCGCAGTGCCCACACGATCTCCGAACGCAGGTCCGCGAACTTGGCGGCGTTGCGGGGCTTGGTCGCGACGTTGACCCCACGCGCGGGCCTGTACTTGTCATGGCGCAGGATGTCCACAACCCCGGAGCCGACGCCGATCACGTCGATGAACACCCGGGACGATCCGTCGGCCTCGCCGCGCTTGCGCACCCGGCCAGCGACTTGTGGGTTGTCGAGCCCGTGGTAGACCTCGAGCGGCATGACCCGCCGACCGTGCATGGGCGCGATGGTCGAATCGTCATCGCCGAAGCGCGCGACGTCGACGCCGAGGACGCGCTCGCCCCCGGTACGTACCTGGCGATGGATCGCCTTCTCGATCCACTCGATGGGGATGACCGCGTCGGCCACCTGCTTGGGCGGCAGGGCCCGGACCTTGACGCGCACGAAGTTTGAGTCCCAGCCGTAGGTCTTGACCCACTCATCGCGCTGGTGCTTCTCGATCATGCCGGGGATGATCGTCTTTCCGGCCCTCACGTTCGGCGTACTGTCCGCGTCGATTCGGATCTGCCCGGTGTAGAGCCCGCGCTTGCCGTGCGTGCACTCGTAGGCCTCCTCCCCGGGCCCGGCGTTGGGGTTGAAGGTCAGGAGCATGTGCGCGTTGCCGCCGGCGAGAGCGTTCTCCGCGGCTTCGACGATCTCCTGCTCAACACCCTGGGCCTCGTCGATCCAGATCAGGATGTTCTTGGCGTGGACGCCGTGCACCGAGTCCGGGTCCTTGGGGCTGAATCCGACGGCGAACCAATCGTCGGCGAGCTTCCACTCGGTGTCGATCATCCGCCCGCCGAGGGGGAGGCGCGAATACCGGTGGAGGAGCTTGAGGTTTTTGAACTGGACCTTCTTGACCTGGCGGAAGGTAGGGGCCGTCAGGTAGGCTTCGCACTTGGGGCCGAACGCGTGCATGAACGCCAGCACGGCCATGGCCGCCGCGTAGGTCTTGCTCGAGGCGACGCACCCGCTCACGGCCGTCCTCCGGTTCCGGAGCACGCTCTCGACGATCTCAATCTGTTTTTCCCACGGGTTCTGACCGAGCACCTCGCGGATGTACCACTCCGGGTCGGCGATGACGCGCGCGCGGAAAGCATCAGGTGTCAGCCCCAGGCCGCCGCTCGGCGGCCTCGCCGTCACCCGAACGAGAGGGACCGACGCCGCCTTCTCCGTCATCGCCGCCGGCCCTTCGCCCGGGTTCTGGCTCGTCATCGTCGTCTCCGTCATCCGCGTCGTCGCCAGCGGAGGCGTCATCGCCACCCGCGGCATCCCCGGCCGGAGCCACCGGCGAACCGGGGACTGCGGCCGGGACTCCCCCGCGCAACCAGTCCTCGAGCGTGAGCACCCCAGAGTGCTTGATGTGGTGGGTGATCAGCCCGAGCAGGACGTTGATCTGCTTCTGCGCGAGCACGGCACCGCGATGGTCCTTGCCCTGGTCGGCCTTTCGGTATTGCGTTTCGAGACGGGCGATTGCCTTCCCGATCTCCTCCTCGCGCACGAACTTCGCGGCCTCCCGGAACTCGGTGCGCACCTCTCGGAGATAGCGCTCGACCTGGCGCCTCGACATATTGAGCTTCAGGCCGGAAATTCCCTTTTCCGACAGAAAGCGGCGTATGTTGTCGATGCGATAGCCGAGGAGATACATCTCGGCCACCACGGTCCGAATCTCGGCTCTCTGTGGATCCGTATAGCGCGGCATGGTCTATCCTCGGGAGTGTAGCACCCGGCGGCGAATTCGTCAAATGGCGCCGACGAGGATGGGCAATGCGCACGAGTTCTTGGGCTATTTGCTCGCCGGGGCTTGCGGACTTGCCTTCGCCGACGCTGTGACCGCCGCTGGCGGAGCCGGTGGCACGATCTTGGCGGCTGTGACCTGACGGGCCTGTAGGTCCAGGCGCGCAATCCAGGTGTCGAAGCAATCGCTTTCGCCAGTGATCTTTGGCTCGTCCGCGAAGAACTGGGCGCTCGCGCGCGGCTCCTCCGGACCATTGGTCTTTATCCGAAACGTCTGCGTAGAGCCCACGACCTGGACTTCGAGTTCCCGCGGCCGCCTGGCCTCCGCGCACTCTCTCGTCGGGACCATGAACACCACCCACAACGCGATTGCCTTCGTGATCATTGTATCGTCCTCCACTCGATCTGCGCGGTGCTCCACTCCGGCTTAGCCAATCCGGCGAGCGCGAACTTGTGCTCCATCCACTGCTTTCCGTCCTCATCGGCGAGGTGCTCGAACCGCGTCTCTGTCTGGTGGTCAGCGCATACCACGAGGCCGAGTTCCATGCGCGCAGGCGCGTGGTCGCGCGCGGCCGAAGCCCAGACCAGCATGGTAGGCATCGCGACCGCGACGTTCTGGCACTGGAGGCGAGCGCACTTCATGATAGAGCCGCCAGGACCAGCAGGAGTGCGGCCGCGGCGGCGAGCGCCTTGGCCAGCCAACCCCTGATGGGCGGACACGAACAGCGCGGGCACTCGCTGGGAGGGCATGCGCTCACAAGCGGCATCCCTCGGCGTCGCCGAGCAACCGCGCCGGGATCCTCATGGGCTCGAATTTCTGAGGATCCAGGATGTCCTCTACGGTCAGGGCTTTCCACTGGCCGTGGGCGCTGACCCCGATGGCGATGCCGGCGCTCTCCCGCGGTCCGAGCCTGCTCGGGCAGACCTGGTGGGGACAGTCCTGGACGACCTCGATCATAAACTCGAGGCCGGTCGCGCGCTCGCGGTAGACCTCGCCGGGATGAACGTCGGTCACGGCGTGAACCTCTCTCCGCACTTCGGGCACTTGACCGGCGTGCTCGACCCGGTACCTGAGGCGCTGTCACCGGCGCCGCCGGTGCCCTGCCAGTCGATCAGACCCTTGAGTTCCAGGGTGTCGAAGCCCGTGAGTTCGAGATCGAAGGACCCGTCATCGAGTTGGATGAGCATATCCTTCAACTTCGGTATGTCGAACTCTCCACCGTGCTTGTTGGCCGCGATGTTCGCCACTTTTTCCCGTTGCTCATCCCAATCAACGAGTCGGTATAGCCAGCGTCCCCATGGGCTCTCCACAAATCCTTCGGCCACTGTACCGACCGCATTCGGAGGATCATATGTGGCCGTGATCATGATCGGCCATGATTTATCGAATATCGCCACACGCTGGTGTCCACCAACGAGATGACCGGTCCGGCGATTACTGATCACGCCGCTGAGTTCCCCGAATTGCGCCATCGCCTTAGCGAGCATAATCACCTGCGCCTTGCTAATCCGGCGAGGATTGTAAGGCGCGGATTTGAGATCCCCAACTACACGATGAGATTGCTCATTCATCTTCTGTGTCCCCTCATGAGTCCTTCGCTGATGAAATGCTTTACCAGATTTCCAATAGACGATTTAGACACGCCGAATCTGGCGGCAAGTGCTTGATGCGATTTGAACCCTGAACTCCATAGCGATTTGATCTCCAACACCATATCGTCTGTGATCTTTCGATGCAAACTTTGATGCAAAGATTTCGTTGTAAGTTCCAGGTTTTCAAGACGATTATCCGCTTTGAGGCCATTCTTGTGATGGGGAATTTCGTTCCTAGGATCGTTTGCGCTGAAGTATTTGAGACGCCGACCGATCTTTTCTTCCATCACGAGAATGTGTTCAAGTACGTAGCCGTCTTTTGTCGCTCTTGGATGGCCATGCGCAAGACGATAGATATAGCCATCAGGATGACGCTTTGTCCCGCCGCGCCAATTATGATGGGCAGGGCCACTCCGCATCATCGCTCCGCGTGCGGCCAGTAGCCGGAGAGCCCAGTCTCGAGCACGTCGATCTTGATCGTGGGCTTGCGCTCGTCGAATTCGCCTCCGAAGTTCCAGGGCTGACCGTCCCGGCGTTCGAGGACGACGCACCCCTGCTCTTTGATGACGCGGATGATCTTGGCCGGGATCTCGCGGTACCAAACGAGGCCATCCATCTTCCCGGGGTACTCGCCCCCGAAGTCCTGGATTTTATTCATGAACCCGATGGCGCGGATCATCGCCGCTCGGGCATCCCGCCAGAAGAACTCGTAGACCTGCTCGCCGTTCAGGAACAGGCGACAGCGGCCGCCCTTTCGGACCTCGTCGCCGCTGAGCTCGCTCTGCTTTAAGTAGTCGGTCTCCTCGATGACTACGGCCCAGGCATGGCCGTGCCCGTCGTAGTCCACGGCGTCGTCACCGCGCGCGCCGTTGTCGTACATCCAGTGGTTGCGGTCCCGATAGTCGGTGACCTCCTCGGGGTACATCGAGCGGTGGGCGTAGACTCGGCTGTCGATCTTGACCTCGAACTCGCCGCCGCGTTCGGGGAAGCGCGCGGGCTCCACCTCCGGCAACGCCCCCGCCTTGGGTTCCGCGCCCGGCGCGGCTCCGATCTCTACCTCGTTGTCCATGGTCGTCTCCTCGCTCATCGTCTCCTCCGGCATGCGCGTACGTTCGGGCGCACGATCAGTACCTGGTGCGGACCCAGCTTCTTCACCAGCCAGAGCAGGCGCTTGAACGGCGGGCGCGGTCCCTCCAGGGCCAGGAACTTGCCTGCGATCTCGTGCTCGATAACCATCGCCGGCTCGGCGAATACGCCCGGCCCGTACAGGCGCAGGCGCGGCTCCGCGATCCTGGGCTTGCTCCAGCGGTGGATCACTCTGGGAGGCTCCAATCGGACGATGATTCCCTTTCCCATTCCGGGATCTCGATCTCGATGGCGATGCACCAGCCGAGTGCCCACAGAATGGCCCCAGAGCGGCTGACGTGCAGTCCCAGGCCAAGAGCCTGCCGGTGGTTGACCTGTACGTTCGTAACCCAGGCGCGGACGTGACGGTCCCCGCCTGGCACTCGCAGACGCCAGACGAGCATCCGGCTCATGCACCGGCCGCCTTCCCAGGTGGGTTCTGCCCGGCCTTTGGCTCGGTCTTGAACTGGATGTCGATCCGGCGCGCGGGCTCGAACTCAGCGTGCGTCAACTCGCGCAGGAGGTCCCGCGCGCTCCAGGCCGGGAAGGCTACGGCGCCGGCCGCGCGCATCTTGTCCAGGAACTCCTCCTGCTCCGGGCGGACGGTCCCACCCCCGGCCTTGACCTCGCACCAGAGGGGGCGCCCCCGGGCTTCGAGTTCGACCACGCGGCGAGCGAGCGCGATCAGCGCCCAGGCCGGCCAGCCCTGGGCACCGGCCGCGGGCCCCGGTGGGGAGCCCTCGGGCTGGGAGCGCGCCACCAGCTTGGCCGCCAGGGCCAGTGCCTGCTCCTCGGTGTCCACGGCGGGGAGGACGCGCCCTGGCAGGGTGCCGATCAGATCGGGGACTCCGCGCTCTGACATGGGACCACCAAAATGCTTGAAATGCGGTACGCGCATCGTCCTCAGCAGGCCGCGAATCTGGTGCGTGATCGCCGTCTCTGGGTTCTCGCGCTTGCCACCCTTGCCGAAGCGCCCGCCGACGCCGAACCATCCGCCGACGCTCATGCGCGGGACCTCCGCGAGCGCTCTGCCGCACGGTCTCGATTTTCCTGCCAAGAGGTTTTTACCAGCATGGCCGCGTGGGGCTCGCGCAGGACGTCGTTGCTCGCCAGCCAGGCCTGCTGTAGCTGGTCGAGGACCTCGCCCTTGCGCGTGTACCCCCCGGTGTCGAGGTCGACCACGCTCGTCAGGTAGGCGAGGTCGCGCGCCCGCAGATTGGCCACCACGTTGACCCGGATGTCGGGCTCCGGCTCGGGCTGGCACCGGGGCCTGCGCTTGGCCTCCAGGAGGCGGGGTCCGTTCATGCGCCCTTGCCCGCCCGCTCGTGAGCCGCGTCGCCTATGCCCGGACCCCGGAGTTCGCGCTCCAGGTCCTCGCGCAGGACCATCTTCCCGGTCTTTGGGTGGTGCACGCGCTTACTCCGACGTCGACGCCCGTAGGTCACGCCGCCGGCCCCATCCTGGGGGCTCGCCAGCGCGCCCGCCTGACCGCCCAAGGACCGGAGATCGATGAGCACCTGGCCGAAGATGCGCGCGATCCGGATGTCCACAATCTCGTCGATCACCGCCCTAATGTTCTCCTGTGCGTCCATCCACCCCTCCTCCACCTGACCGTCCAGCAGTATCAGCGCCGCCAGGCGGTCGAACTGTCTTAGCTCGGGGAACGCGTTGCCCACGGCGTCGAGCGTCCACCGCAGGTACTGGCCGCTCATTCGCAGGCGCCCATCGGGAGTAAGCCTCCCGGCGTGGCCCCACTCGCGTTCGCGCTCCACCTCCCAGCGAGTGGCCTCGCGGACTGCGCTCTCGCTCACTCTCGAGATCGCGCTCTTGTCCGCGCCGCACTCCCGCTCCGCCCGAGAGGCCTCGAATCGCAGGGCATTCCCCCCGCTCGTGCCCTCGCCCTTGAACTGGCGGCCGCGGCGCCGGAGATTCCGGCGATGTCTGCTCATCCTCTCGCTCGTCCCGCGTTGTGCCCGCTCCACGAGCAGGCAATGGTAGTCCACGAGTCCGGTGAGCGCACGCTCCGCGATCGTGGTCTCGATATGTCCGTGTGGTCGCGGGCTCACGCACGCGCTCCACCGCCGGCTGAAAATGCGGGGCCGGGCCGCCCTGGCTTGGACGTTTCGGCACGTTGATCACTCGCGCCTCCCCGGCGGATGCCATCCGACCGCACCCGGCCCCTTCTCTCGTTCGTGAATCGTCGCCGGTCGCCCGCCCACCGCTCCGGCGCTGTCGACGCCTGGTACTCGGGTGAGTGCCCGCACTCCGGCGCGCTCTCGGCTCTGTTCGAGGCTTTCACCAGGTTCGTGCATCCCGCGTCGACACCCCATTCCACTCGCGTCCTCTCGCTTTGTTGTTGGCCCTAACCGGGCCTTGGCGTGCGCGAATACCGTGCGCCGACTACCGCGCCTCGAGCAGGGAGAGCACCGCGCTCGGCGACTCGAGCGCCAGCGCGTCCAGCGTCTTGGCGACGACTTCCTTCACCTGCCCGATGGACAGGGACTTCTTGCCCCCCTCGGCGAGGGTGATCGCCTTGGCGAGCGAGTTCAGGTTGATCTTCTTGGCCATGGTGCGTGTCTCCGTGCGTCGTACCCGTCTGTCGGCGCGGCCGCCATGCGGCCCGTCCGCCCTCCGTCCCCGCGTCTAGGACCGCTTGTGCTTCATCGTCTCCTTCGATTCGAGCCAGAAGTGGTGGGCGTCGCCGTACGAGTCGCGCACCTTCACGAACTCTAGGCCCTGCTGTTTCATAAGCGAGCGCAGGCGCTCGCTCGCCTTCTCGATCTTCTCCTTCACGCGCTCCTGCGCCAACGTCGCCTCCACGATCTCGAGCGCGATCTCCTGCTCGAGCGTGAGCGCCACATCCGTCCCCGGCAGACCCGGCTGTCCTGGCACGATCCGGTCCCCGTTCTGGTACCTGGGCGCGTTGTCCGCCGCGGTCCTGCCCGCGCGCTCCGTCTCGATCACGCCCCCGTCTCTCTACGTGCTCATGCTCTCCTCCCGGGATCCCCGGCGCTTCCGCCCGGGGGCTGTCCCGCCAAAGTCTTGAACCCGCCGCCCCTCGGGCCGGACGCCTCGGCGGCCTTACGCGCGTGGTCAGGGCAGAACTTCGAGCCCGAGGCGCAGTGCTTGGTGCACACCTCGTCGGAGGAGTTCCAGTCGCAGAATCGTTCGTAGGCTGGATTCCTGCGCTGGCCATTGGTGGACGCGGCCGCCGGCGGCGGGTCGCTCTCCCATCGGCGTTTGTTGAGCCACGTCGCTGGATGGGGGATGAATTCCCCGCCGTCCTTGACCCATTGGTCGCTGGCCTTATAGCGCTCGAGAACGTCCATGATTTTGGTCTCGATTCCAGCTTCGTGCCCAATCTTAGCCCAGGCTCGGACTGCGTCTTGTTTGTCGATCTTTCGCGGATAGGCATCCCAGAATACCTCAAAGCCTTGAGGCAATGGCTTCTGAACAGATACCTTGACCTTATCCTTACCCGTATCCGTATCCGTACCCATAGCCCCTTGGGAGGGGCTCAGTAGCCCCTGCCGAGGCCCTATTTTTATCCCGTGCTGGCCCAGCATGCGGAGCACGCCCCGGTGCATGTTGTTGTTCGGGACGAGGTCTCCGTATTGGAAATCCACGAACGGCTCTATCCACCAGCGCTTTCCAGATTCCAAGACCTTGATCTGCTTTTCGAACAGACGGAGTGCCTCCGTCTCATTGATGTGCTCGCCGCAGATGAACTCCGCCAACTCGAAGTCAACGTACCAGACGCCGGCGGCGTCGCATTTGTCGCAGAGATATTCCCAGAAAATCTTATACGCGGTGGGAAGTTTCCGGAACCACGGGCGGTTCCATTTCTCGGTGTCGGTGAAGCGCTTAGCCACGATGAAACTCCTTGGCTATTACGGCTACGACTTTCCCTTCCGAAAGATAAGGCCCGTCCCCTTGCGTTGTCAGTGGCGGGTCAACCGGAGGAGAGCCGGGAGAACCAGGAGCACGGACGGGACGTTCGGGGACGGACCGGATCGGTGTGACACCCGCATTATTCATACCGCATTCTCCTTAACTCCTGGCTCTCCACCATGAATTTAATCACGATGATCTAATTTTGTCAACTCGTCGTCGGTACGGATCAGTATGACGCTTTGAGATATTGCGAGATCCCAGTCGAGCGCGCCACGTCCGCGAGAGTCCGCGCGTCCGCGACAGCGCGCTGAACATCGGGTCCGACCTCGACATCGAAAAGGCCGAGAGAGCCCTTGACATTAAACGGCCGTATTTGCACCACCGACGATATGGTCCACGCGAAGCGTCCTGGCTCGTTGGGGCACAGGGCCAGCGGCTCATCCTCATCGCGCATGGGCCTGCAGTCGGATACGAATGCGACAGCGACTGCGAAGCCCATGGGATAAAGCGCGTCCTTCGCGCGCGGATGAAGGTTCACTCCCATGTGGTCGGGGGGCACCGAGTTGTCCCAGGACTTGCTCGCGCAGATCAGGAGCGGACCGCGGTGACGCGTCGACCACATGCGGGTCTCGATCGTTTTTATTCCGAGGGCAAGCCAGGTAGCCCACGGTTGTTTCATCGACAGGGCCCTGACCTTGATGATGGAGTTCTCGCCGGTCATCTGGCCGCCCGCGTGTACGCCTCGATGCCGATTGCGGAGCGGACGCGCTGGCGCTCATCGCGCATATCCCGAACGCGAATCGAGAGAACTAGCGTCGCAACGGCAAGCGATCCGACTAGCATACCGACTACCATGACTACCGTGCTAGCGCGCTCGCAATCAGGGCACGGACTCACGGCTCGATCGCGCAATCCCAGGGCCATCATCTGCCGCTCCCAAGCCTCATCCACCTCGTGCATAGACTCTACCCCCATTCAAGTGTGATCGCCGTCGTGCCATCAGCCGTCGGTTTTTGAGCGGGCTTGCCGGCGGGGTCCAATTCGTTGACGCGCATGAGGATGTCATTGGCGGCGCCGCGGATGGCGCGCAGGTCGCTCTTGGTGAGGCCGCCGTCTTTCTGGCGCTCGAGCCAGCGCTGGAGGTCGTGGCGCCATCCCGAACGCGAGATCGGGAGCCCAGTGGACTCCCGGAGTTCGGCCAAGATGTCGCGCTCGATGTGCCGGTTCTCGCGTCTGCGGCGGAGAATGTCCTCGATCTTCCGCATGCGCTCCTTCATCGTCGAATTCGCGCGCAGGTTATGTCGGTGCTTGCGCGCGCGCTCGGCCGTGAGTTCGCGCGCCAGCCGGGTCGCGCGCTCGTGCTCCGACATCAGGAGCGCGAGCACCTCGTCATAGGAGGGCTCCACGGACCTGATCTCGGGCGGGCGCCGGACTTTCCAGCCGGTCTTGCCCCTGGTGATCCACCCGCAGGAACGCGGCACCTCGTTCTCGTCATTGACGACTCCAGAGGCCGGGGTCGCGAAGTACAGACGGGTCGAACGCTTTAGGTAGTCCTGCCACTTCCCGGACCTGATGTCGGACAGGAAGTCAGGGCGCGACACCTTGACTTCATAAATTTGAACATCCACGCGCGTGTAGCTCTTTCTGATCTTCAGGACATCGGGAATGGGGCTCCTGGCCGTCCAGGATGGTCCGTATTTGACCTCCGAGGTGATGAACCCGTCGGAGATGAGCCAGGTCGCGAGATCGCGCACGAGCAGGTTGTGATTCCAGGTCGCACCGAGGGCCACGGGCATGCCCGGTCCTGCGGGGATGATCAGGTCATTGCCGTCGCGGGGACAGCGCGCGCGCTCGATGGCGCCAGCGGCGGGGACGACGGGCTTGCCGCAGGCGACGCAGTAGCCAACGCCAGGGCCGTCGCCGGACCTCCTCGGCACCTCCGGCTGTTGGTTCTCGCTCATAGACTCGTTCCACCGCCAGTGCGCCCGACCTCGCGGCCCCAATCTTCCTCAGTAGCATCCTCTGTCTGCCAGGAATGACTGCGCCAACGACCGGTGCCAGGAGCATGGCCCTCGATCGCGTCGTGGCACGGACGGCAGGCGTAGACGAGGTTCTTGGACTCGTTGGACCCACCGCGCGCTCGGCTCTTGCGGTGATGGAAGTCGAAGTCGGGCCCTGCGCGTAGGCAGGTCGACCCGTATTGGACTTCGCATCGATCGCCGGCGCGGAGGCGCACCTCCTTTTTGACGCTTTGGGGAATTGGGCGTCCTCTGATCACCGCACCCCCCTGTTCCACGCGAGCGCGGCCTCGGTCTGGGTCGGCTTAATCGGCCCAGAAAATGTGCAGAAATCACAAAAGACGAACCACCCGTTCGGACATATCGCCAATCTGACCTCGTGCATCTCTTGGCACGGCTTGAGCTTCGGCGGGTTCTTCGTCATGGCTTTGCCTCCATCGGCAAGACTCCGGCGCACCGCAGGACCCCTCGCGCCCGCTCGAACGCGCCGGGCTCGTTCCACGCCCGGCAGAGGCCGCTCGGGTGCGGCAGGACGACGAGCGTGTGCCGCTTGTCCGAGTCGGGCCAGGCCCTCTGGCCCCAGGTGAACGGCGCTTAGGGAATGCCGAACGCGCCGGAGACCTTCGAGCCGAGCAGGACGACGCAATCCCACACGCCGCGCTCGGCCAGGATCTCCTGCGCCCGCGCCCTGGCCACCGGTGCGGACCACCGCTCGGGGCACAGGTTTGTGCGGTCGAAGGCGTCCAAGTAGGACTGCCTCGACGGCATCGCCATTATGAGCCTGGCCAGCCGGTAGCCCGCGCTCCGCTCCGGGTGCGGGAACAGGGCGTAGCGCGGGTCCGCGCCGTAGGGGTTAGCTTCACCAACGAGCAGGGGCTTCACCGCTCCTCCTTCCGGCGCTGGCGCTTGTCGCGGATGAATACGATGCAAAGGCAATCGGCTTTCACTTTGCGGCCGCGCCATCGGCAACTCATTTCTCCGTTCCAATGCTGACTCTTGGGGTGCCCGCAGTCGCACTTCGGTCCTTGTTTGCCTTTCACGGCTTCCCCTCCCCCAGCACCTTCCGGGCGAGCGGGGAGGCAAGGAGCGTGGTCACCTTGTAGCCAAGATCATCGTACTTCATGTTGTTCATGGCGGGTTCACCGCGGATGGCTTCGCACATTTCGGACATCGCTCGCACGAACGGCGCGACCTGGCGCTCGACCTCGGAGGCGAGCCATACGCATGCGTCAGGAGAGAGGGCTTTGATGACAT